GGACACAGCAGGGTGGCGTACCGGAGCTGAAAAAGCAGCTCGACCTTAATGAATCGAACCCCAATATCGACGGCACGATTCTGTTCAGAGAGAACTATCTGAATCAGCCGCAGACTCAGCAGGCGGTGAGCTATCTTAAAAGCCGCTGGGGAGGCTGAGAAACGCCGCGACAGCATGACCAGTGCGGTTAAGTTTTTCCCTGTGACTTGCTGCTATTCTTGCACTATATAACAGGCTCTTTTCCATATGTTTTCTTTCGATTCCCAGCTATTCCGGGTATTCCCGCGACAGCTGGGAATCGCTAAAAAAAACCAGTAACATTTGGGTATACTATTCCTCAATGTTCCTGTGGTTTCCCTTCACTTCCCCTTTTTTCGTGTACATACTGGTGTACATAATTCCCAATCTCCTAAGAATCTATGGCGCTCTCAGATGCTGCCCTGCGTTCAATGCTGGGCAAGGAATATGAAAAAGTTCAGGTAAAAACGGATCGTGACGGACTATCTGCCCGGATATCCTGCAAAGGTCGAATCACGTTTCAATACCGCTATCGCTGGAACGGGCAGGGGGAACGTGTTGATATCGGCACCTATCCCGCCACCAGTTTAAAAGAGGCTCGCGACGAGGCAGTAAGAATGCGTGGCGAGCTTGAGCAAAACCGCAATCCTCGTTTACTTAAGCGCATGGCACGCCATGAGGCTTATTCTGCGCTGACCGTTGAAGACGTGATCAGGGCATGGCTCGAAAAATATGGCGTCGAAAACAAGAGTGATTATCAGCAGGTATTACGGTCATTTGAACTACACCTTTTTCCACAAATAGGCATGGTTCCCCATGATAATGCGCCGATAAATATGTGGTTAAATGTACTGGAACCACTGGCACGAAAAGTACCATTTATTACCGTCCGGTTGTTGAGCAACGCAAAGCAGGCTCATAACTGGGCTGTGCGCCGACAGCTGATCAAAACCACTCCATTAAGCGACCTTCGAATTGCTGATTTAGGAGTCACACTGACGCAGTGCGACCGCGTTTTATCCAGTGATGAAATCGTGACCATTTTCCGCGCGATGGAGGCTAGCAGGCTTGCGCCTAAATTTAAATTGCTGGTTCAGTTGTGCTTGCTGTTTGGTTGTCGTGGCGGTGAACTATCGTACGCAGAAAAAGCACACTTCGATTTTGAAAAAAAACTCTGGTCAATTCCGCCAACGCATCATAAAACCGGTAAACGCACGCGTAAGCCGCTGGTGAGACCAATCATTCCGGCGGCAGAGGAAATGCTAAAGGAATTATTCGATCACTCTGCGCACAGCCATTATGCGATTGCAAAAAATCGGCGTGACGTTCCCCAGGGCCGCTCCACTCTCGCTGATATTCCACAATTAATTATTAACGCCGCACGGCGGCACCTGGGCATCGAAATGGAACACTGGACGTTACATGATCTGCGTCGCACAGCGCGTACGAATTTTTCAGATCTGACTGAGCCGCATATAGCGGAAATCATGTTAGGGCATAAGCTGCCTGGCGTCTGGCAAGTGTATGACCGTCATAGCTATATCGAGGAACAGCGGCGCGCCTACTCGCTGTGGTGGGCGCGCGTCACGGCTTGGGCTTATGGCGAGGGTAAAGTGTCGGTGCTGGCGCTTTCCTCGTGATAACGCATGATGTCGCAAGTGCGAAACGTTAAACGGCTACGGCGAACCGGTACCGGAAACGCGGGATTATGAGGCCGCTTAGTACGGCCGTTTACTGATACCCATTTGCGGATAGTCTGAGGTGCAACACGCAGCAACAGGGCCGCTTCGTCCAGACTGAGATAGGGCATCTGTAATAATGTTGCTACGTCAATTTTTTGGCTTTGCATTGTCATTGCCGTTTTAATCTCTCTCATTTTTCCGCACTAACCTATTCCTAGCCTTAACCTATGCCATTGCATCCTGGCTGGTGGCCACCGTTAAAACCAGTCCATAATTTCTTGTTGTACGCGAAGTTCTGCATCGCTATATCCCTTCAACGGATCATTATTATCGATCGCGTCCAGCGCAGTATATTTAGCCTGTTCGCGACAAAATGTTTTCCATGCTTTTTTGCTGGGAAAATGTGTGTGCCATTCATAGTTTTTCGAAACGTTACGCCAAGCTTTATTAGCCAGCTGCATTTGCGATTTAGCCATTACTCACCATCCTTGTCGATTTCATTAACTGAGATAGGCGTGATGCTATCCAACAACAGGCGGGCGCGTGTGCCTCCTGCGCCCCCACGGCGTCCAGTCTCTTTGTAGTAGTACTCTTTGCCGCTAACTACCCAAGTTGTAGCGCTCTGGTGTAATCTGACCTGTTTTTGCCCGGTGTTCGTGATCACCGTCCCGGTGTGAGTTTTAACGGCCATTTTCACCATCCTTACAGTCAAGGGCGCGGCGTAGCACTTCCTGGTATTTTGGGGCGCCGCGCTTATAGCGCCATGCTCTCTCATCAGCACAAATCAGCGACCAGAGGTCGGGCGCTATAGCAAATTCGATGGCTTCACGCATCCGAACGTTCTGCTGGAGAACGTTGTCATATTCGGACGCGAGAACGTATTTACCCTGAGTTGCTGGCATGATTGCGGCAGAGGCAACCGCGTTAAATCGCTTTACTGTCATACATTCTCTTCCTTGATTTCAGATGACACACAATTGATTTTCCTGTGCTCATTTATGATTTCAGAAAGCTCTCTCCAAGTGTCTGGTGTGAATTCCCATTCATCCTCACCAGTAAGTGCGTCAGCTAAAATTGCTACTGCACGCCTCGCTTTCCTTACATTTAACTCTGGCGAGATAACACTGCGTGTTACTTTTTTCTTTCCAGCAGCAGTGGCCGCTTTCTTATCTTGCTCAAGAATTTCCGCAGCTTTTTCCCCATGTTCTTTAAAGCGGTCAACTGCAACCTCAACTGAAACTTCGCCGTCCTTAACAAGCTGTTGCACGTTATGGTTTGCAGAACTTAAGGCCAGCAATTTCTCTACAGTGGGTATTGATTTGTGAACCAATTTAGCGATTTCGGAGGTGTTCAGATTGAAAGCAGCAAGTTCTTTAACGACTGCGGATTGTTCAATTGGGCTTAGAGAAAGCTGATTGTTTGAAGTCATGATGCGCGCCAGGCGATCAATGTCACTTCCTACAAATGGAACGATAGCAATACGCTCTACCGGTTTACCCGCAGCGCGGCAGCGTTCATAGCAGCGACGGCGACGGTGGCCTTCTACCACCCATACGCCTCCATCGTCACGCGCCACGGCTTCAATCGCCGGAACGGTTCCTCCAGCCATGAGAAATGCAAAGAGGTCATCATCAGCAAGGCGAGTGCGCTCGTCGTCCTCGCGTTTATTAAAACCTTCCTTGACGTGGATGTTATCCAGACTGATAAACATGCCGCTATCGCTGCGAGAAATTATTTTCTCTTTGATCATTTTTTTGAATGAATTAGCCATGATTTTTCCTTATGTGAATTTGGCGTTAACGCTTTGCAGGAGTAACTAAATTAAAATGGTTTTCTTCCTGCGTTTCTTTATGCGCCTTGCTCTTTCCTTTTTGTTTTTAGCTACAACCCTGATTGGAACAGGTCGTTGTGTCTCTTCACCGCAGCGCCTGCGCATACCAGCGCGCATTTCCCATATGATTGTTGATGTGTAATCACATCCATCATCAGGCCGGTATAAAGTTTCGCAGACGAGTTCATGAAATAAATCGTTGTTCATTACTGCCTCGGCTCCCGGAAATATATAGGGTGGTTAACGAACCTGTAATGTTTGTGGCCCAATTTCCAGATGAGCACCGGGGATTTTTTTCAGTAGTTCCTGTGGAGGTTCTTTGCCTTCGGCTTTGTAAGCTTCGATCTGAGTATTGAGATCACGCAGCGCCTTTTTGAGTTCATCAGTTTTTGTTTTAGTCACAACTTCAGTAAATGACTCGACAAATTCATCAGGGATTAGATCAATGTTGTCCACCACCAGACTGTCTGAGCCTTTACGAGCTGTGAAGGTGTTCAGCGCGGTTTTAAACGTTGTACGGTTAGAGGTGATAAGGCATTCCAGCAGATATTTTTTTAGCGCGAATGTCTGGCGGTCCCAATGCTTTTTACGCTCGGCAAGCCGCGCCGCTTCCTTTTTGCAGGTTTCAGCTTTGGAATCAAAACTGCGGATCACGTTCATGGTTGCATCGAACTTGTCTTCCAGCATCCCTTCGATGCCTTCCAAGGTGTCGGCGATCATTTCAGGGGTTAGATCGCCATCTTCTGAGGCCAGAGCTTCCAGTTTGCTAAGTTCTAATGCGAGGTCGATAGTACGGTTGTTCATGCTGCGTTCTCCTGCAATTTAGTGAGGCACTCGGCTTTAACTTCTTCGAGGCGGCGTAAACGGCCTTCCAGATATTTGGCATATTCGGTGTCGGCTTTCTCGCGTGCTGCTTTGAGGTGAATGCCCATAACGCGGGTGAGAGAGGAGGCAATGCCTGATACCTCATTAGGCGTTACGGCTGTGCGCATGCTTTCCGTATTTGCTTTGAATTTTTCGTCCAGCTCTTTACGGATGCGAGTGACGTCTTCTGCTTTATCGCTGGCATTGCGGATATCGAATTCCAGGGCATTTTCAGCTTTATATTCAGCTTGGTCATATAGGCCCAGCCAGACATCGGCGGAGAAGCCCAGGAGTGAAAGGGCTTTTTTAATAGCGTCAGTCAGGGATTTTTTCTGCGCCTCTCCATCGCAGGTGATCCCATGTTTAGTTTTGTAGAGGTATTTTGTGGCTCCATACGCTTCAACTTCCCCGCGTACTTCACCCTCTATTGCGTACCAGAATTTAATTTTTATACTGTGGTTTTGTTCGGTGATGAGCGTGCCGTCACCATCCCTAAGAATTCTGTTTCCGATAAATTTTTTATCTTCGTAAATTGCTTCGCTCATTGGAGCACCTGGCAACATGCGGTCTTCGACAACCTCATATCCCCAGCCAGTGCCAACAGGACCGAAAATCTCAGTAGCGCGCATGATCATGTATTCAGCATTAATGCTGGTACCCTCGAACCCAACACCCGCCAGATCCTTGGTATAACGCGGGTCCGTGCGCATCACAGTGCGCCAGATTTTCATGTTGTCGCCGATATCAGCTAGGTCTTTTTCTAATGCTGCCCCGATTGACTGAAATGTTTCCGCAGAAGGCGCTGGGGCGACGTTTTCCGGTTTCTCCACCTCATTTGAGGGTGCAGGGTCAGACACCTGAGGTGCAGGATTCTGCGTCAAAATCAGCCCCTCGATGCTGAACCGGCCATTACCGAGATCGTTTACTACCGGCTTGTTCTGCTCAGGCTGTGGGGTAGGCTCAGCGGGTGGGGTAGCTGGTGCCGAAGACTTGTTTTTAAGCTGTAAATATTCGTCTTTGGTTATTTCGGTGTAACCCTGCGCCAGAAGCGGCTCCAGTGCTTTTTGTTTATTGCAGCGCTTAACCTCGCCAGCCTCATTGCGAGCATAAAACGGGCCGGTGCGCTCGGTTACAGGTGGTACATCCGCCACGCCCGACGCTGCGCCATCCGGTTCATCTGAGTGCGGTTCCACTGTTCCAGTTGTGCCCGCTGCATCAGCCAGTGTCTGTTTTTCGCTTTCATCGTCCGGTTTGGTTTCATCGTTATCAGTCCCTGGTTTAACGACCTGCTGGCCACACGCAATTGCTACGATTTCAGGCAGAGGATTTGCGTGATCTGTTTCAGTAAGGGTTTTGTTGATGTGCTGCTGCAATGCGCCAGCAGTGAGGTGAATGTTTTCTGGCGCAGTTCTGACGCAGTGCATAATCGCAGCGCGGGAATAATCCAGAATACCAGGTGTGGCAATCATGGCTCGATTCCATGCAGCCCAATCCTGCTCCTTCAACGTCACCATTTCTTTTGCGCGGCGGTAAACCGCTGCCGGAATCTGGTAAATATCAAATTCGAACGGAAGTAGCGCTGCGGCAATTTCCAGGCCCAGACTGTCATGGTTATGCGTCAGGTCAGCGGAACGGTCGGTGACAATATTACCGCCAGCTTTTGCACCTGAGGCCGTGCGCAGGGGAGTTACATTGCTTGAGTCCTTACGCGCTGCCAGACGATCTTTTTGCCAGCGCTCAATGAATGCTTTCATCTGAGGCCAGTTATCACCAGGCTCGAAGTTGTTGCCGAGGTCGCTAATCAGTTCGAGCACAATTTCAGGGTGCATTGCCGCGATAGATTTAGTGCGACTTAACGCCTCCACCATGTGGACCTCAAATGAGTTAGCCTCATCCTGTGCGAGTGATATCGCGTCTTTGAGTTGGCTGGAGGTGATTTCAGTGGTACCGAACCGGACCAGTACTGCCATTTTCGTGCCAGAGGGCAGGGCGTCAAAGTTAACGCTTTTTTCTTCAGGCTCTGCTAATGGTTGGATCTCCTGCGTTTCTTCATTCCAGATATGAGTTTTCATAAACTCAGCATCAAGAACGTTCATTTTCGGGCGGTCCAGACCTGGGCGATCAGCGCAGCTCAGAGGCTCAGCGTACTCAAAAGCCGTTTCAGGAAATTCACTTTCCAGCATGCTCATGGCCTGCGCTTTTGCCAGGAACTCAGTGCGCGCCTGAATTGCGGTCACAAATTCCGGTAGTTCGGAATCTGGTGCCTCTGGGTGAATATAAATAATAAAAGTCTGCATTTTTTCCGTCCTTTAATTATTGGCTTTGTAAAACGCATACAGATACGTTTTAAAAAGCCCCGCGGCGACGCGGGGAAAGACTACACACAGCAATTCTTCACTTTCAGATGTGGTGACCGGATTCGAACCGGTGACCTCCCGTACCCTGTGCCAAAGCCAGGCGCTCTTCCGCTGAGCTACACCACAACCGCCTGGACACTGAATAATGCGCACTCGGTTGCAGTGCCCCGCGAACGGGGCAGCTGTGAATCAGTGAAGCTGGCGACCAAAAGAGATAACGTGAACTTCAATCTCGACGGTTGGGCGGCGACGGTCGCAGGGCTGGAAATCACCAGAGTTTTCATGCAGTCGGATAAGGGATTTCACAGCGCATTTAAAACAGCGGGTTTCGGCATGAAGTCCTTTAGCCGTGAAAGGAGTAAAAATAGTGACGGTTTCATTACCCTGATTTGATTCTTCGGCAATGAGGTAGCCCACAGCCTCGTCATTGCGCGTAAAAAGGAAGATGGTTTTTAAAGGGATTTTGATTAATGTCTCAAGCGTGATTCCATTGAACTCTTTCATGATATTTCCTTAAAAAAGATTGAGTGATTCCCTACCGCAGGGCGGCATGTTTTTTTGCGTTTAATAAAAATTAATTAATGATGTTTTGCCTGTCCGCCAATTGCATAGAAATACAATCGCAATGCCTCTTTCCACATAACAGGATCATCAAGAAACTTTGCTATAGCAGCTTTGCTGCGTGCGGCAATTAATGCCTGATGTTTTGTCATGCTTCACCCTCGTTGCTACCGGCAGCGTGGATAAGGCCAACAGCAAGCAAAGTAAGACCCGAACCCATAAAGCAGCCGATTAGACCAAACAGTCCGTATAACCACATATATGCCTCCCTGAATCAGCTTTCTGTTTGTGCCGGTTACGGGTCCGGCGACGCCAATGGCGCCCGTATTGCCCTGGTGTAGGCGAATCAAACTGGCGCTTTATTGACACCTGGCGTTACACCTTTGCCAATGATGGCGGCAACGCGCTTAGTCAGTGCGTCCTGCTCTTTGCGAAAATGAGTAGCCTGTTTATCCATTTCCAGCGCTTCGGCGTGGTCATGAGCGATCAGATCAGCAATGCGGACTGCGCAATATTCAAGAAAATCCGTTTTGGTACTGGCACCCCAGGTATAAACACAACCTGTTCCGGCAGCGCGCTCAGCTGCTGAAACGGCGCTGCGGGCTTTACTGAGGGTGCAGCGTTTGGCAATTGAGATAATTGCGGCCTGGTATGCCTCAATCAATGCAATACGTGTTGTGCTCATTGTCTCTCCCTTAATGTTGCCCTCACGCCGGGCCAGCGGAACGTTTTTTCTGAGAAATCACTGTGCTGTGATGTCTGCTGGTGAGCATTAAATTAGTATAACCTAAGGAGTGGATCAACAATAAATTGTAGTAAAACCTAAGTTTTTAAGGTGCAATTAAGCCAAGTTATTGTTTTTTAAATATTAAAAAAAGATATTTACAGGCGAGCCCTAACACCAGAAAGGAGCGTTCGCCTTTTAAGGTGTTAGTGAGAGGTTTAAGTTTTGTAGAGAAGGGAGTGAAATTGTATGAAAATTAGTCAGGCTTTTTTGTTCTCTGTCTTTTTCGTGCCTGCAAAAGCTCATGAAAAAGCTTTTCGTTATTCTCCACCCGTGCGCGTAATTCAATTATTTGAGCCTCTTGCTCAGATGAAGGAAGAGCATCAAAAAGCTCAAGCAGTTCTTTTTGGATGGGAGTTAGCTCTTGTTGAGGTGGTGTGACAACGGGCGTTTGTGGGACATGCTCTTCATCACCGAATAGCAGCCATGCCGGAGTGCACTGGAGGGCGCTGCTTAGCGCAAACATGCGCTTTCCGGTAGGTTGCGTCTCATTGCGCTCCCATTGAGAGATTGTAACGTGAGCCACCTTAGCCATCTTGCCTAAAGCAGCTTGCGAGAGTTTCAGTTCTTTGCGTCGCTTTAACAGGCGGTCGCCGAAAGTTTCTTTTTCCATATTAGGTAATACTAATTTTTTCTTGACTTAGGAATCTTTAATATCAAATAATCTTAGGTAAACCTAAGGAGGGACAGGGTGCTTAAAACAGAAGCTCTAAAATTTTTTGGTGGTACTACTCGCCTTGCTGAAGCTGCGGGCGTAAGGCCATCATCAGTATCGCTATGGGGTGAATTAGTTCCCGAAAAGCGAGCGATGCGTCTTCAGTTGGCATCAAACGGAGTGTTGTTATACGACCCCCAAGTGTATGTGCTGAGGGAACAGGCTAAACGAAACGGAAACGGAAATCTGATTCATGAAAATCAATCACAGGGAAGTGAAGCAGGAACTTGAGGAGTGGGCCGCTGAGATCGGCTGGAAAAACGTAGCTGCGCAGATCGCTGAACACCATGCTGATTTTCGAAAATCAGCACGTACTGTTGCGGGGTTACACAACGTGGAACAAACGATTAAGCGAGCGTTTCGTGGCAAGACCGCTTACTACCAGCGAAAGGCCAAAGAGTTAATGCCCTGTGTTCTGGCGGCTCTGCCGGTGCAAAGGCGGTATCAACTCGAATCACCGGATGATCCCGTTTTATTAGCAACATTTGCTGCTAAAGAAAGCGTTGAAGCGGTTAATGCCATTCTTCTTCGCGCCGCCCCAGCCATTGCATTGAAAGAACTAAACGAAGCTATATCCGCGTTTGTTGCCATCAAAACGGTCATAGAACCGCTTTGTGGTGTTGCAACGCGATGATTAAACCGGGGAAGTTATGCGTGATTACGCAACCGTATCACCTCAATTTTGGTTGGGGAAAACAGGTCGTGAGTTAAGAAATGCGGGAGCGGAGGCGCAGGTGGTGGCGTTTTATTTAATGACGTCACCTCACGCCAATATGTTAGGTCTGTATTACCTGCCAGTACTCTATCTTGCACATGAAACAGGATTGGGCTTAGAAGGGGCTTCGAAGGGGCTTAAAAGGGCCATCGAAGCGGGGTTTTGTAGCTATGACGAGCAATCCGAGATGGTCTGGGTGCATGAAATGGCAGCGTATCAGGTAGGGCGCTCCCTCAAGCCTGGTGATAACCGTTGTGCCGGAGTGCGCAATGAGTATGCATCCCTGCCGGAGAACCCCTTTCTGCCTGACTTTTTTGCCCGTTATCAGGATGATTTTCACATTGTTATTAAGCGCGAAAGTGAAAGGGGGTTTAAAGGGGCTTCTAAGGGGCTTACAAGCCAAGATCAGGATCAGGAACAAGATCAGGAACAAAATAAAAATAAGTCCGATTCAAAAAATGCACCGAATCGAACCGACGATGATCCATCGGATGAAATCCAGCTGGCATTCGAAAAAATATTTTGGCCTGCCGGACTCAGGAAGATCGCGAAGGTCAAAGCGCTGCCCGCGTTTGAAAAAAAGTACCGGGTCTGGAAAAAATTTAACAACGGTCCGCCTGATGCTTTTGCCAGGATGCTGGCTGACGATATTCAGCTGCGACTCAGTACCAAAGTTTTTGGGTTCGACAAGTTGCTGCCAGCCTCGTATCTCAATGGCGAGCGTTGGAACGACGAACGGCCAGGTAGTGACTCCATGGCTTCAGAGAGCATGGATTACGACATCCCGGATGGGTTCCGGGGAGGATGAACCGGCGATAACCCGCAGCGTGCTCAGGAAGTGCGTTTCGAAATACTCAGGAGAAATTTTATGAAATCAGGAGTTCGAATTTTAGGTGCTCAGCTGGCTGAACTCATTGTTGGTCAGACCCTCACCGTACCGGAAATGCACGCTATCGTGGGCAGGAAATATCCCGGATACGAGGCATCAAGCCTGTGGGTGGCGCTGAAAACCATTAAAGACTCGGTGAACTGTAATCTCGAACTAACCATGAAAAACCGGCACCGTGCGTACCGTCTCAAAAGTGTTAGCCCAAAATTTTATGGACACTCTCAGCGAATTCAGGGGCGCAATGAGAAAAAAAGCAAACCCTGCCGCAGTTATTTCACCAGCGATGAATTTAAGTCTCTCGAACTAGTCGATGAGTTTAATCAGCTGATCAGCAGTGTGAGGACATCAACCACATCGTAATATTAATATTCCAGTTTGGCATCCGACATAAAAAATTATTTAAATAAAGTGATTTAATTTGTAAGTTATTTCAGGAGTATAAGTTTGAGTTATGGCGGCGCGTTTAATATTCATTTAAAATTCTTACCTCAAAAGTACTACGCAAACAGAATGGTCAAATTTTATTCTATTTTAACAATTGTGTTAACGAATTCTTGAGAGTTAAATACTCCGGCGCAACAAGGATGTATCTGTATGGGATTTAATTTTTAAGCGAGATTGTTAAATGTTTATTCCTGACGAAAAAATTCCTGGGATTGATCAGTATGAGCGTCCTGTTGTGATTTTTAGAAACCGCGAAGGCAATTTCCTGAGTGGATTTGTGCTGGCTGCCGATGAGTTCGTTACCAGTTTCAGTTCGTTTAAAGAGCGTTGTGAGGCAATGGGGATTTACCTTGTTGATGGGTGCGGTGAGCGTTTATAATCTCCACAGGCCTGAACAGCCTACTGAGAAATCGCTGTGCCACAGGAATCATTTATGGCACGCATACATTTTGTAAAAAACGGTCCTTCATCGCTGGCCCCGGCGACACCGGAAGACGGCGAATTTTTGCAGCGCATCAAAATTGGCGAGTGGATTCATGCTGAATTCAGGCGCGTTCGCAATTATAAATTTCACAAAAAACTCTTCGCACTACTGCAACTCGGATTCGACTACTGGACGCCAGTAGGGGGGCTGATTAAGCCGGAAGAGCATCAACTCATTAGCGGGTTTATTAACTACCTTTGCGAAAGTGTCGGGCAGAGTCACAGCTCGCCGCTTTCTGATGCCGCTGAGCAATATCTGGCAGATACCGGACATACTCGCTCGCATGATATTGCCCTGCTGAAATCGTTCGAGGCATTCCGGGAATGGGTAACGATTCAGGCGGGTTACTACACAGAACATGTATATCCTGACGGCAGCAGTAATCGCCGCGCAAAATCTATTTCATTCGCCAGCATGGATGAAATTGAATTTGCCCAGCTATATAAATCCGTGCTCAACGTTTTATGGAATTATATTTTATTTCGTAAATTCAGTTCCCCTGTCGAAGTCGAAAATATTGCGGCGCAGCTCATGGAGTTTGCCGCATGAAAAAAAATCTACGCAAAGCGGCACGTGGGCGCGAATGCACAATTCGCATTCCAGGCGTATGCAGTTTTAATCCTGAGACCAGCGTGCTGGCCCATTATCGCCTAAGCGGTTTGTGCGGCACAGGTATCAAACCCAGTGATCTGACCGGTGCAATTGGCTGTGACAACTGCCACGCAGCTGTAGATGGCCGTCTGAAAACTGAATACAGCTATGAGGAACTGCGTCTGATGCACGCGGAGGGCGTACTGCGCACGCTCGATATCTGGGAACGTGAGGGCTTTATTTCATGAGGGCGCAGGATTTGGAATACGCGCGCACCGAGCTGAGGCGCGCGCTGGTTGATTATTCAGGAAAGACGAAAGGGCAACTGGAGGCATTAAGCGAGAATCCTCCAGCTGAAAAATCCCGCCTCACTCGTAAACCCATTCACACCGTTGAACTGAATGACGGGAAGGGCGGCAAAAGGAAAGTAAGGGCTGAGAATACTGCTGTGTACGCTTTAGAGACGCGCAGCAGGCGCAGGCCACTGCCACCTATAAGTGATGAAGATTTCGCAGCGTCACCGTGGCGCCGCGCCGTTAATCAGCTTTCAGAGCATGAGCAGTCGTGGCTACGTTATTGCTATGGATATGATCTGGATTTCCGCCACCAGATTACCCTGTGCGAATACGTGTGGCGGGAGTTCCAGCAATGCCTCCCGCCAGGGTTAATCCGGAAAACGCAGCAGCGGCTTTCTTCGCTCGTTTGGGTGGCAGTGCAGGAGATTGCGTGCTCGCAGTCGAACAGCGCATTTAAGGAGTATGCCGGTGCGTTGTTGGCCTCACGGCTGGGCGTATCACGATCAACCTGGAGCCGTATTTATGCCACGCATTGGCAGGCACTAAAAACGCTCGTTTGGTCGTTGGATGAAAGGGCACTCAATACCGCCCTCGAGAAATACATTGTATCGCTGGAGGGTTAAATCAAAGGGGCTTTATAGCCCCTTCATTTCTATCATAGCGGTTAAGCTTGCTATGGCAGGTGTTTAGTACCTCGCAAGACCTGTAAATGCACTTGCAAACTGCAACAAAAAGAGCCATATTTAGCTCATATTTTATATCATGCCGCTATTGTTTATATAGCCAATGTAATACGCCATTGAACAGATTTTTTGTTTACTTTGATTCATTCTCTAATTGATAGCTAATGGCTTACAGTCAATACCAGCCTTTTTTAAAAAAGCATGAAGGTAGTACTCATCTTTTCACGGAAGAAGCATGAAATACATTTGTACTTTTTTTATTCTGTTAACTGCGTCATCTCATGCCGTAGCAACCAATCCGCAGCAGTCAGCTGAAGATTTATGTGAGATGGAATGGCGTATAACGGATAGAGCCGGTTCAACCGATACGGATGTATTTGAAATCGTATATGGTGAACTTACTGCTTTTAATGCAGCTGGGCATTCATTGTCTGACTATTCGATAGATAAGGCTGACTTTGTGAAAGTATCCACTGAGGGTGCCAAGAGCTTCAGGAAAATGGTGGGTGAGATGACTACTCCCTATGATGAAGCCAGAAGCTTTTTTAAAGACAGAATGACACCCATTTGCATCAAAAATGTTTTGAAGACCCTGAACAAGGGCCATTAACATTTAACCGATTTACCAGATTTAGGCTCGCTACGGCGGGCCTTTTTTGTATCTAAAGCACTCTAAAAACAGAGGGAGAAATAATGGCTGAGCCATTGAGCACCAGCGCTACTGTGGGAACGGTAGCTGGCTGGGGCATTGTCACGTCTGCTCTGGTGGGATTCATCACCTCTGTAGATTACTCAATCGCGTTCGGTGCGTTTGCTGGGTCGATGTGCTTTATCGTCACTGCCAGCGACCTGACGCGCCGCCAGATATTCGGTTATTTCCTGTTTGGTTACGCGGCTGGCATTTTCGGTGCAGGTTTTTTCGCTGACAAAATTGAGGACTATCTGGATTACCGCGAAAAACCGCTCGATGCTCTGTCAGCCGTAATCATTTCCGCTGCTGCTGTGCAAGGCTATTTCTGGCTGAAAAACGGCGGCATTTCAAAACTGCCGTTCGTCAAAAAATGGATGGGGGAACAATCATGATTAGCCACGATCTCCTGACGGTAATTGATGTCGCCATTTGTGCAGCTATTGCTCTGCGTCTGATGCTGTTCAGTAAAACGGGCAGAACGCATAAACCGGGTATCTCGTGGATTGCTGCTGGACTGATTCTGTTTTACGGCAACTTTGGACTGCTCTGGTTATTCGGTCATTACCACGCCAGCGGCTGGCCGGTGGTTTTAGCGAACGCGCTCATATGTATCGCGGTGTTTGCGGCGCGTGGAAACGTTGCGCGCATTGTTTCTTACCCACTGGAGGGAAGTAGTAAAAAATGACAGGTAATAAAAAACCACGCGGCATCCGTAACAACAATCCTGGAAACATTCGCTGGGGCGATGAGTGGCAGGGGTTGGTACCAAAATCCCAGCGCACTGATAAATCTTTCTGCCAGTTCATCTCACCAGAATATGGTATCCGCGCTATGATCGTCATCCTGCGCAATTATCAAAATAAATACGGGCTGCGCACGGTCACCGGCATGATCAAGCGCTGGGCGCCACCTAACGAGAACAATACGCAGGCATACATCAATAGTGTGGCGCAGGCTACAAGTACTGGAGCGAATCAGCCGATTGATCTGACCGACAGCCGTAAACTGTTTCAGTTACTGCAGGCCATCATCCAACACGAAAACGGCTCCCAACCTTACGGATTCGATGTTTTCGTTAGCGCTCTCGATCTGGCTGGCCCGTGATAGGTGCAGAACCAATGAGTAGATACTATCTGCCGATAGTCCTTATAGCTGTCATTCTGGTGCTTGGTTGGGCTGCTAACCACTATTACGATAAAGCTGTAGCTTGGAGAACAGTTGCAAAGCATGCGCAGGAAGTGACTAGGCAGCAGGCGGCCACTATCACCGATATGAAGACGCGCCAGCGCAACGTTGCGGAACTTGATAAGAAATATACAAAGGAGATAGCAGATGCTAAAGCTAGGCTGGATGTTTTTCAGCAGTGCGTTAATTCTGGTAATTGTGGGCTGCGTGTCAAAGCCACCTGTCCAAAAGGCACCGCCGCCAGCACCACCAGCATGGATGATGCAGCCGCCGCCAGACTTACTGACGCCGCTCAGCGGGATTATTTCATCCTGAGGGGGCGAATAATAACTAGCCAAAACATGATTATAGGTCTGCAGCAGTACATCAAAGGGCAATGTCAAAACTGAAAACAAAATTTTTTGATCGCTTGGTAAAAACAATGGTTTTCTTATACTATGAATTTATACAAAAGGGCGGTTAAAACCGAAGTGCGAAGATATGGCTGATTTAGCTTACATAAATCCTAACATCATTACTTGGGCGCAGAATCGAGCTCGCGTTTCCGATGAGGATTTGTCTCGTGCAACGGGCGCTAAGATTGAGAAAGTTCTAAGTTGGATACATGGAGTTGACAAGCCTACTTTTTCTCAAGCACAAAAAGTGGCTGGGCGTCTATACATACCCTTCGCGTATCTTTTCTTACCGGAGCCACCACAAGAGGTTATTCCGTTGCCGGATTTACGCACTATGCGTAACAGAGGTATGCGTGAAAGCATCAGTGTGGATCTTAAGGACACTATTTTTACCGTTCTAAGGCGACAGGAATGGTATAAAGATTATCTTCAAGATCAGGATGCCTCTCCTCTTGAATTTATAGGCTCTATAGATATGCAACACGATCCTAAAATTGTTGCAACTCAAATTAAAAATCATCTTGGATTAAATGCTATTGACCCATCTGGAATGAGTTGGGAAGAGTATCAGAGGACAATAATAAACGCCGCAGAAGCCGCTGGAATCCTTGTAATGAGAAGCGGAATAGTTGATAACAACACACATAGACCATTAGATATCAATGAGTTTCGTGGCTTTGCTATTAGTGATCCAGTTGCACCTATCGTCTTCATTAATTTGAAGGATGCTCCTTCTGCGCGCTTGTTTACTTTGATACACGAGTTGGTACATTTATGGATTGGTCAAAGTGGGATCTCTACTGCCAGTGCCAATGAGGAATTGCTTGTTGAAAGATTTTGCAACCAAGTTGCCGGAGAATTCCTTGCCCCTGAAACAGATGTATTGAGATTGTGGGATGACCGAAAAGACTTAGATGTTAATGTTGCAAACCTTGCTAGGCATTTCCATGTTAGTCGTTATGTTATCATCCGTAGGGCATATGACTTAAAACTAGTTACATATGACAACTATCAAGATTACTATCGTGCTCTTATGAGACAATTTGATGAGGCCGAAGGTGGGGGAGGAAACTTTTATGCCACAGCACAAAATAAAAATAGCGCTAAATTTAGTAAAGCGTTACTTGACGAAGCTCTGAGTGGCAGGGTTTTATTGAGAGACGCTGGAAGATTGCTCGGGGTTTCCCCTGCCAAACTTAAGAAATTTGCAACGGAAATTGGTGCCTAATGTATCTAATTGATGCGAACGTCTTTATTGAAGCCAAAAATAAATATTATCACATGACATTTTGTCCAGCCTTTTGGGACTGGCTTTTGCATGGCTGTGAAGGCGGCAGGCTATATAGCATTCAAAATATTTACCAAGAGCTTACAAATGGTAATGATGAACTCAAAACTTGGGCTCAATCCAATCGTCAGTTCTTTCTTGCGGTAAGTGATGCTCAGACCCAGCAAAATCTGGCCGCAATAGTGGCTTATATTGCTGAACAACAGAGAACGGCAGGTATGAGTGCCGGAGCTATGGATGAATTTCTTAGAGGCGCAGATACGTGGCTAATAGCTAAAGCTATGACAACTGGAGCTACAATAGTTACGCATGAGAGACTTAACCTGCAATGCAAACGTAAGTTTCTCATTCCTAACATTTGTAACCACTTTGGTGTGGCTTACACCGATACCTTTAGCCTACTTCTTGAATTGAATGCATCTTTTATAATGGCTGCTTGAAAAAGAATTTTCTCACTAATTCAAATAAAACCTCTTGCGGGTGTTTTTCTATTGGAGTAAATATGCCTCGTACCTGCCGCAACACATTTACTGCCAAAGCGAGCGAAAATCACATTGGCATTATAATCCGGTCACAGCCTAAAATCGTTAATGGCATCATTGGTGTTGCTCAGGAGAATGGCGCTTGGGTATACCTCGCGCCTGGTGACGTGATTAATATTGAATGCGTGTCAGCAGCTTCTGAGAAAGCATAATGCTCAGGACCAGATACACAACGTCTGCATAAGCAATAGCCAGATCAATCAACTTAACAATCATAAGACCTCCGTAGTTTATTCAATCTACCGTTAATGGTGGTTGTTCTATTGTGAGGGTTATTCCCTTCCTAATAGTGATGAATTAAGTATTACTCATGGCAAAACCTGATTGGGAGGCCACCGAGTCGGCTTATGGCGCTTAAATCCATCAGCAGGCTGGGCTATGATTTTTGAGTCAAGTGCCCGAGATGGCCGAGCGAGAGCTTCGACGGTACAAAGCGTGACATGAGCTACATCAGGCAGTGGTGCATGTGGCCGATACTGCATGAACGCGGGTTCGAATCCCACCCTAATAAACAACCGCCTACGGGCGGTTTTTTTATTGAAGCATTGGATGATAGCCATCCTGAGGCTGAAGTTATTGGTGAAAGTAAACTATGAAGTTCACAAGGGTTTGATCCGATGCAAACACTTTTAACAGCATTTTTGGTGTTGGTGTTGGTGTTGGTGTTGGTGTTGGTGTTGGTGTTGGTGTTGGTGTTGGTATTGGTTGGCCTGTTGGTGACAGCGTTCGGTCTGGGTCGAAGCATAGGCTAGAAAGTAGCTGAAGCCACAACAGTAGCGGAGGGGGCGGCTGTTCATGCTGAGGACTTAAAACATTGATGGGATGAAAAATCTGCAGAATATTTACGGCCAGCCTGATGCTGCTGTCTCTTATCGCTTGCATGAACGGTGGCAGCGTAAGGGTGACTGATATCGGTTACCAATGGGTTAGGCCAATCTATCTTAGTGACCACGATTTTAACGGCATGAGCGCCACGAAACAGATGGCGACTCTGGCGTAAAAAAAACAGGCAGATGAATTGTCAAAAAGGGCATCTAGAGCAATAAAATTAATGAAAAAAAATTTATCATACCTCCGTAATAATTTGGAGGGTTTATGCTTTTTGAAATAGCAGCAGTTGTAACCATAGTTGATGGGTTAAAAGGGTATTTATCCAACAACAACAAAGAGAAAGTAGCGGCAGCAGCCGGGCAACTTAATGAATCAATCACCTTAACTAGACTTTATCTAAGAGATAAAAACGTTGGTAAATTTGAAGGTATCGAGCAAGAAAGAGCAGACGAAATAGCATTATCTTGGACTAAGACAGCTTCTTTGATAGGACAATTCAATCCTGATCTCGCGGAGGTTTGCATGAAAAAGGTACTTCTCTGGAGCTATCCTGATAATCAGCCGAGACAAGTTATAGTCGAAAAGGGTCTTACTCTCGCTCGTCTACAGCAGGATTTAAAAGTTCTCATGAATATGAAGTAACCGCCTCCGGGCGGTTTTTTTATTGGAGCAACGAATGATAGTCTCACCAGATGCCACTGTCATTGGTGGCACCAATATACCTGGCATAATCGTTCCTGGCGCTATCGTTATTGGCGGGCAGGTCAAACCGCCTGCGGACACGATATTCATCCAGAACGATAGTAACAAAACACCCACGTCGCCGTGGTTCGTAACGCAGATAGATAGCACGCATTACACGATGCTGAACGCAACCGCCCCTAAAGGTTGGCAATATCTTGGAGCATTCCTCGTCAGCGGAGAAACTGGCGCTCAAATCGGGCGTGCAGATGGTGCTGTCTGGACGATATCAAACCCCAGCATGGTGCAGCATATAAGCACATCCGCTGGTGGTCAGGCTGCCGTGAGCATACTCACAGCTGGAACCTGCACGCTGACGGTGACGTTGCGCGACATGGTTTCTACGCTGGTGATCACCGCAGTCGCCGCACCCTGAATTAGAGGAAAAAATGTCTACTGAAAATAAAACGGTGGGAACGTCCTGGACGCTCATTGCGAGCGGTGCCGATTCTATGTTGATCACAGCTGTTGCCGGTTACGGGGATATCTGTGAATCAACCGGCATTCCGCCCGAATCCCTGTTAGGCCACCCGATTTATGCTGGTGGTGAAAAAAATAACTCATACACAGCGACGGGAGAGATTTACGGGCGGGCAGCGGCGGGATCATCACAGATGCAACTGGCATTGACGCCATAAAGAAATATGAAGGTGGGCGACTGCTGGCAGCGGTAACTGCCAGCAGACATCCATACCCACGGTACAGTCATGATGAGTATGAACCAAGGCCCAGCTCGCTCTGCAGAGCCGGGCCATTTTATTGGATTCTCAGAAATGACCACAACAGAAAATCTTCCGCAGCTCACTATCATTTACCTATCGTTGAGCGAAATCATCCCTCATGTACGTAATGCGCGCACTCATTCAGAAGCGCAGGTGCAGCAAATCGCCGCCAGCATTACTGAGTTCGGCTGGACTAATCCCGTACTGATAGATGAATCAGGGGATCTGATAGCAGGGCATGGTCGTGTGATGGCTGCTGAAAAGCTCGGTATAACCGATGTGCCGGCCATCATCCTGCCGGGATTATCAGCAGAGCAAAAACAAGCCTACCGGATAGCTGATAATAAGCTGGCGCTGAATGCAGGCTGGGACACCGAACTGTTAAAGCTGGAATTTGCTGAGTTAATGGATGCGCAGTTCGACATCAGCCTGACGGGGTTCAGCCTGGAAGAGGTGGACGAATTGCTGGTGGAGGTCGAAACCGAAACCCTCAATGATGAAGATCCCTACACTGCAAAAATCGACACGCCGGTTTATGAGCCATCCGAAACAGTCCCTGCAGTTTCAGAGCTGTATGACGAAATTAAAACGCGGGATCTCCGGGAGCGCATTCAAGCGGCAGAACTCCCGCCTGAGGTAGAAAGGTTTCTGCTCAGCGCTGCAGAGCGCCACACCGTTTTTCACTTCAATAAAATAGCTGATTACTACGCATCTGCGAGTGCTGAGGTTCAGGCGCTGTTTGAGGAATCTGCTCTGGTCATAATCGACTATGAAAAGGCGATTGAACATGGATTCGTCCATCTGACAAAAAAGATGGTAGAGATCGTCCACGGTGAGGAGGAAGAGCATGCGTGATGATTTCTGCGCATTCATCCTGAGCCATGGGCGCCCGGATAAAATCTATACGCTGAACCTGTTAAAAAAATCAGGCTACACGGGGAAGTATTTTATCGTCATAGACGATGAGGACACAACCCGGGAGCGTTATCAGGAATTGTTCGGCGACAAAGTGCTGGTTTTCTCAAAGAGCGATATCGCCAGCCGTTTCGATGAGGCCGACAATTTTGGTGACCGACGTTCAATTTTCTATGCCCGTAATGCCTGTTTCGATTTGGCAAGAAAAGTGGGCTGCAAATATTTTATCGAGCTGGACGATGATTACACGGCGTTTCAGTTCAGGGTTGGCAAGGAGCTTGAAAAGGACTATTGCCTGATAACCCGTCTCGACCCGGTACTGGAGGCGATGCTTGAATATTACGAGTCTATCCCGGCTAAAACTATCGCAATGGCTCAGGGTGGAGATTTCCTCGGAGATTCAAATAACGCCTCATGGCTGAAACGGAAAGCCATGAACAGCCTGATTTGCTCCACTGACAGGGCATTTGAGTTTATTGGCCGTATCAATGAGGACGTGAACACCTACACGACACTCGGCCGCCGTGGTGAGCTATTCCTGACTATTGGAGCCGTACAGCTACTGCAGAAACCCACACAGTCGAACAGCGGCGGTATGACAGAGTTGTATCTGGCATCAGGAACATACGTCAAAAGTTTCTACTCTGTGATGTACTCACCATCATGCGTGAAAATCTCAACAATGGGTTTAGCCCATGAGCGTATTCATCACCGGATCAGTTGGAACAACACCGCAGTAAAAATTCTCAACGAAAAGTATAAAAAACGCCTGCCGACCGACAGGGGGTAATCATGCTCCCTTTGTCAAAAATTGAATCCCTCGCAGCCTTTCGAATGAACGAACAGCAGATAGCTGACGTCCTGGATATCGATCTGGTTGACCTCAAACATAACCGCGAATTGATGGGCTCATTCAGGGATGCCATGAGGAAGGGGCGAGCGAAAGGCGAGGTAGAGCTAAGGCGTGCTTTATATGAGCGTGCGCGCAAAGGCGATGCCAGCGCATATAACGAACTAATGAGATTATCTGTCAGTAAGGACTGATATGAGCAAACCCGACTGGAGGGCGCTGCAGTCTCAGTTTGCTGCTGCTCATGCCAGTACGGGTATATCACCCAAAGCCTGGTGTGAACAGGAGGGATTAAACTACAGCAGCGCTCGCCGCTACATAAAAAAGCCGGTAAGAAAAACTGCGCAAAAAAACTCTGAGGGAACTGCGCAAAAAACTGCGCAAAAGAAATCTGCGCAAAAATCCTCAAATGCCTCAATCAGCCAGAAGGCCGAGCCTGCAAGGGCTGCGCAAAAGAAAAGTGCGCACGTTCCGAACGCTTCCTCATTTTGCGCAGATTTAAATGCGCAGGAACAAACATTCGTGACCGAGTTTTTAAAGACCCGTGACAAATATGCGGCCTATAAAAAAGCGGGTTACACCGGCGGGGATCGCGCTGCCAGAATGCTCCATCGAAAGCCCAACATAACGCGGGCTATCAATCGCGGCCTGGAGCAGCTGCACCAAGATGCAGTGTTGAGCGGGCAGGAGGTATTGCGGCACTGGCATGAAATCGCTATTGCCGATCCCGGTGAGATTTCACAGATGCGCCGATGCTGTTGCAGGCATTGCTGGGGTGAGCGATTTCTCTATCAGTGGCGCGATATTGATGAATATGACCGCGCCGCAGAAAAAGCCATTGCCGATGGTAAGCCGCAGCCTGAATACGGCGGCCTGGGATTTATTGAGAACGATGATCCCAATCCCGATTGTCCACGTTGTGCCGGTGAAGGGGTGGCAGATGTTTATCTTGCTGATACCCGCGATATAACTGGCCCATCACGCCGCCTGATAGCCGGGGTGAAAAAATCCAAATTCGGCATTGAGATAATGATGCGCGATCAGGACGCAGCACTGAAAAATCTGGCGGCATTTCATCAACTGGCTGTCAGTGAGCAGGAGCGTGAGCTGCGCTTACTCAAGGCAGAACAGACACGTCTGGCGAATGAAAAACTCCAGGCCGAAATTGAGGCTCTGAGAAAACAACTTGCCGCAAAAAATGAGGAGGATGAGGAGCCGTTGCCGGTAGCGATAAACATTAACGTCGTGGATGCACGCGTGAGGGATGACGATGACGGGGATTTCACCGCAACTTAATATTCCTCAGGCGCGATTCCTCGCAATGCCACATAAATTCAAAGCGTATGTCGCCGGATTCGGTTCCGGTAAAACGTGGGTCGGCTGCGGCGGGCTGTGCAAGGGCGCCTGGGAACATCCGAAAATCAATCAGGGGTATTTTGCCCCGACCTATCCGCAGATACGCGACATTTTTTATCCCACGATTGAAGAAGTAGCGTTCGATTGGGGATTGAAGACCAAAATCAACGAGGGCAACAAAGAGGTCCATTTTTATGCTGGACGGCAGTACCGTGGAACCACGCTCTGCCGGTCGATGGAAAAACCGCAGACGATAGTCGGTTTTAAAATCGGTAAAGCGTTGATCGATGAGCTGGACGTTCTGCCGACAAAAAAAGCGCAAATGGCCTGGCGAAAAATAATCGCCCGTATGCGTTATAAAGTTCCAGGACTGCTCAACGGCATAGACGTGACAACGACCCCAGAGGGGTTCAAGTTCGTTTACCAGCAATTTGTTAAGGCTATGAGGGAAAAGCCATCACTGGCTGGCATGTATGGTCTCATTCAGGCGTCCACGTTTGATAATGAGAAAAATCTCCCGGATGACTATATCCCATCCCTGATGGCCAGCTATCCACCTGAGCTGATCAAAGCCTACCTCAAAGGGCAATTTACCAACCTCGTTAGCGGCACCATTTATCACCAGTTTGATCGCGTTCTGAATAACTGCGAGGAGGAAGAGCAGCCAGGGGAGCCGATCTACATCGGGATGGATTTCAACGTGGGGAAAATGACGGGGATCGTTCACGTTCTCCGCCTGGGCCTGCCGTGTGCGGTTACTGAGATAACAAAGGGGATGGATACGCCGGACATGATTCGCATGATCAAAGAGCGTTTCTGGCTGTATGACGGCAATAATTATCGCAAAACGCGCGAAATTTATATCTATCCCGACGCCTCCGGTGATTCCCGAAAATCAATCAATGCCAGTGCAACGGACATAGCCCAGTTAAAACAGGCTGGGTTTACCGTTGTCGTTAATGCTGCCAATCCGCCCGTAAAAGATCGCGTCAACTCAATGAATGCCATGTTCTGCAACGGTAATGGAGTGCGGCGCTACAAGGTGAACGTTAAACGCTGTCCTGTTTACGCTGAGGCGCTTGAGCAGCAGGTATGGGGCGACAACGGCGAGCCTGATAAATCAGATGACAATGACCACCCGAACGATGCTGGTGGCTATTTCATCATTAAACAATTCCCAATAGTTAAACCGACCGGAAAAGTCACAAAATTGCGGATGTAATTTATGCCTGATATTTCTACCCCGAATCTCGACTATAACGACATGCTGGACGCGTGGGATCTCAATGACGCGCTGATGGGCGGCACATTTTATATCCGCCAGCTCGGTGAGATTTATATGCCACGCTGGATTAATGAGGAGAAAGAGGATTACCTGCGCCGCCTGGCTATTTCGACATTACTCCCAGCCTACGAGGAAACGATCAAGCAGAACTGCGGGCGGGTTTTTGCTGACGTTGTGCAGCTGAGTGAAAACACACCTGAGCGAATAGTGGAGTACTCAAAAAATATTGATTTGGTTGGGAATCGCCTGGACGTCTGGGCTCAGGAGTTTTTTAGCCTTGGTTTGCAATATGGCCTCGTTCACGCGCTGGTTGATCATCCTCGTATTGATAAAGCTGTGGTGCGCACACGAGCAGATGAAATTGCTGCAGGCGCACGTCCCTACGTGACGATACTTAACCCTAAACAGGTTATCGGCTGGAAGTCGAAGCCGTTAAACGGTCGGATGGTGCTGACTGAATTACGTATCCGCGAGGTTGTGGTTATTGACGTCGAGAGTTTTGGTCAGAAAAAGATAGAGCAAATTCGCTACATCCTGCCTGGTAAAGTAGAAATCTGGCGCAAAGGTGTTGGGGTAGAGGATAAAAACGTCTGGCTGCTGCATGAGGCATGGGAGACCAGCAGACAGGATATTCCGCTTGTCACTTTTTACACCAAGAGCACTGGATTTATGCGCGGTAAACCGCCGCTGCTTGAACTGGCCCACCTGAATATCAAACACTGGCAGAGTCAGAGCGAGCAGGACAACATCCTGCACGTTGCTCGTGTACCGCTTTTGGTGACGTTCGGGCTTGCTGAGGGTGAAACCTTAAAAATCGGGGCATCAAGTGCAACGAATTTCACAGATCGGGAGCAGCAGGGCGTTGAGTACGTAGAGCATACCGGCAGCGCCATCGGTGCGGGGCAAACCTCTCTCGACACCCTGGAGGATCAGATGCGCATGGCCGGTGCAAAACTGCTGCGTGCTGAGAATACCTCCACCAAATCCGTAGACCAGACGGAGCAGGAAACAATGCAGGAAAACTCGCCACTGTTCACGATGGCGAATTCCCTGGAGGACGCGCTGGATAACATACTGCAGATCATGGCCGAGTACATTGGCGAGCGTGATGGCGGTAATGTCGATGTGCGTACCGAGCTGGACGTTGCAGACCAATCATTTAACGCCCCTTCAGCGCTGGCTATTCAGAGCCTGCGGCAGGGTGGCGACATACGTCCGATTGATGCGGTACGAGCCTATCAGCGCCTTAAAATCATCGACCCTGACGCTACGCCTGAGAACGTGCTGGATGAGTTGCAAAATCTGCCTGTGGTGCTGAGCGGAGGTTAATGTGGTAACCATCAACGAAACCCTGCGCGATGAGTCGATAGCTCACGCGCTGTGGATTAGCCGTTACAGCACTGGCGTGGCGGGGCGTATGTTAAAAACGCTCAATGAGAGTGACGCCGAGCTATCGGCGCGGCTCATTGTTGCCCTGGAAACAATGGACCCTATGAGTTTCACAGTACAGCGCCTCGAAACGATGCTGGTGGGCGTGCGTGAGATTAACAGGCACGCCACCGCTGCCTATCTCAACAGCATGACGACAGAACTCCGCGATTTTGCAGAGCATGAGGCAGGATTTCAGCTGAGCCTGTTTGATGCCCTGCTGCCTGATGAGGTCAAAACCCACTATCCACTGCAGTCAGTAACTCCCGAAATGGTTTATGCCGCGGCTATGTCGAGACCATTCCAGGGGAAACTACTCAGGGAATGGGCCTCAGGTCTGGAGGCGGACAGGATGGCTCGCATATCCAACACCATCAGACAGGGTTTTTTACTCGGAGACACGACAACACAACTGGCGAAAAAAATACGCGGCCACGCGAACCGGGGTTATCAGGATGGCGCGCTACAGATGAGCCGCAGCAACGCAGCCAGCATCGCTAAAACTGCGGTCGGCCACGTTGCAGCAACCGCCAGAGAGGAGTTCGCCAGTGTTAACGACGACCTGCTGAGCGGTAAACAGTGGCTATCGACGCTGGATAATCACACCACGCCTACGTGCCGCATCCGGGATCGCCTGCGCTATACGCTCGCTAACAAACCTATCGGCCACAAAATCCCCTATCTGCAGGGGCCGGGTAAAATCCATTTCTGCTGTCGCTCAACAGAGACTCTGATCCTCAAATCGGCAGCAGAGTTAGGGCTGGATATTCGTGAGATTTCAGGCACAACACGCGCCAGCATGGATGGTCAGGTTCCGGCTGATACTGATTACAGTGGTTGGTTTACTCGCCAGCCGTATGAGCGTCAAAAGCAGATAGTCGGGCAGCAGCGCGCCAGACTGATGAGAGATGGCGGAATGTCGCCGGACCAGTTCTACACCGACAGGGGGGATTGGCTGACGCTGGCGCAATTACGGGAACGGGATGAACAAGCGTTTATTAGGGCAGGGATCTGATATGCATAATTCAGTGCTCCGAAACGGAGCTGGCAGCAACTTTCACTATGTAGGCGATGGGCGCGGTCGGCGATATATTTTTATTAATGGAAATAAAATAAAAAATTGTATATGGGCTGATATTAATCGGGGGATCGCAGTTTTTTGCCCCAATCCTTTCAGGGCGCATAAAACAAAAAGGGACGAAGTTTATTCGCGAAAACTTCGCGGAAAAATATTTATCGAATTTATTTAATTTTTTTACTTTTATTTTTTTCTCATGAGCTGCCTATGGGCGGCTTTTTTATTGCCGCAATTCGGATGATGCGTGGCGCAACGGTCGGATGACCAGCTAACCAGGTAAAAGACATGAAACTGAAGACAGTTGAAGTAAACGGCAAAAACTACGCAGAAGTAGACGCAAACGGCATGCCGGTTTACGTGCATGATGATGGCAAAGAAATCGGGTTCGATGCTGCTCAGGCGGTCAGCAAAATTTCAGCCCTGAACGGCGAGGCAAAAACTCACCGCGAGGCGAAAGAGGCAGCAGAAACCAAGCTGGCAACCTACGCCAAAATCAGCGATCCGGCTAAGGCGCTTGAAGCACTGGAGCTGGCGACAAAAATCGACCAGAAAAAACTGATTGATGCCGGTGCAGTTGATCAAGTCAGAGCGGAGATCACTAAGACCTTTCAGGCCCAGCTTGATGAGGCCACCGCGCAGAGCAAAGCGCTCGAAGGCCAACTGTACGAAGCAAAAATCGGCGGCAGTTTTGCAGCATCCAAATTCATCACCGACAAACTGGCGATCCCTTCTGATTTTGTGCAGGCCCGTTTCGGGCAGTCATTTAAGTTGGAAGATGGAAAAGTTGTAGCTTATGACCCAAGCGGCAACAAAATCTATTCGCGCTCAAAACCCGGTGAGCTTGCCAGCTTCGATGAAGCACTGGAACACTTGGTTGAGCAGTATCCGCAGAAAGATCACATCCTCAAAGCCAGCGGAAACAGTGGTGGTGGCTCACAGCAAACCCAGCATGCAGCAGGCCAGAAAACCATGAAGCGCTCTGCATTCGACTCGCTGGACCCTTCCGCAAGACAGGCGGCGCTGGCCGATAAAATCACCATCGTTGACTAATTTTGCTGCGCCCCCGGATGGGGGCCAGTGCCAGAGCTGGATAGCTCAGATAACCCTCGTTTAATTATTTTCACAGGAAATTTTCATTTATGTCTAACACCCTCACCGGGTTAATCCCAACTATCTACACCGCTCTGGATATTGTTTCCCGCGAACAGGTTGGATTTATTCCTGCCGTGGCACGAAATCCTAAAGCCGACGCCGCTGCCAAAGGGCAGACGGTATCAGCGCCGGTTGCACCTGCGGCCACAACTGTAGACATTGAGCCAGGCCCAACGGCGCCAGACGATGGCAATCAGGCTATCGGTAACGTTGATGTCGTCATTACTAAATCCAAAATGGCCCCTGTTAAATGGAATGGTGAGGAGCAGCTGGCGCTTGGCCCAGCAGGCACCTACAACACTATTCTCGCCGATCAGTTCACCCAGGCATTTCGCGCCATTGCAAACGAAGTTGATGCTGATCTTGCATCGCTTTATTACGGTTCATCCCGCGCAATCGGCACCATCGGCACAACGCCTTTCGGCATCAAAGAGGAACTGACTGATTTTGCTCAGGCTCGTCAGGTGCTGGAGGACAACGGTTCACCAACAACAAACCTTCAAATGGTGCTGGGTTCGTCAGCCATCGCGAATTTGCGCGGGAAACAATCAGTGTTGTTTAAAACTAACGAAGCTGGCACTGATGAGCTGCTGCGTGAGGGCATTATCGGACGTATTGAGGGCTTTAACCTTCATAACTCAGCCGGTATTAAAAAGGTTGGCGCTACTACTGCAGCTGGCTACCTGGTCAATGGCAGCAAAGAAGAAGGCGACGTTTTTATTTCGATCGATACGGGCACTGGTGAAATTGCCCAGGGTTCTGTCGTCACCTTCGCTGGTGATAGCCACCGCTATGTGGTGCTTGCCGCTACTGCAACGACTATCACGTTCAGTGCGCCGGGATTGCGTCAGGATCTGGCAGATAATACCGAAATCACTGTGCAAGGCGGGTTCGTGCCAAACATGGCATTTGATCGCAACGCCTTTATTCTTGCCTCGCGCACTCCGGCAATGCCAAAAGGTGGGGACTCAGCAGATGACATTATGACAGCAACTGATCCTGTATCGGGTATTACGTTCCAGGTTGCGCTGTATCGCCAGTATCGCCAGGTGCGTTACGAGGTTGGTCTGGCGTGGGGTGTGGCGTCAGTCAAACCTGCACATTCAGCGATCATTCTCGGTTAATCCAGGGGCTTCGGCCCCTTTCTTATTTCTGGAGGGCATATGGCGAATTTAACGAAAGAGCAACGCGCGGCGCGTCAGGCGGAAGAGCTTCAAAAGCAGCAGGCGGAGCAACAGCAGTTGGAACAGCAGCGTACCGAGTTAGACCAGCAACGGCAGGAGCTGGAACAGCAGCAACAGCAACTCATTTTGCAGCAGGAGCAACTGGCGCAGGATCAGCAGCAACTGAATCAGGAGCGTCAGCAGCTCGAACAGGACCGCCAGAAATTTGATGATGAGCGAAATCTGGCGCTCTTGCAGGCTTCACTTAATAAACCGGTGGCAGGCGAACAGAGCGATGTGGATGCCAATGGCGTATCAACATTTACGCCGTCTGTTGAAAGCGCCGCCACCGTTACGATGGTGCGCCAATTTCCGGAATTCCCTGGCGGCCCTACCGAGGCCAGAGTTCACTCCGATAACGTCCATAAATGGATCGAGCATGGCTGGCTGGTGGTCGCCGAGGGCTAAATATGCGCACGTTCATCACAATTGCACAGGTGGACGCGTTATTAGGGACAGGGTGGACAGAAGACAGCAAAAAATCGCGCTCTGTGCTGTCTGCCAACGCGTGGATGAATGGCCTGAATCTGCATCTAAAAGGTGAAGCCATTCCTGAAAACGTGGTGCTGGCGGGTGCCTACGCTGCGCAGGCTGCTGCCAATGGCGGGTTATTCCAGCAGAAAACTGACTCCGGCGTACTCACCAGCCGCTCTGTAGAGGTTGATGGGGCTAAAGTCTCGAAATCCTATTCAGCGCTATCCACCAACAGCACCGCCTTGCTCGATTCAGACTTACAACTGGCGCTGGCGCTACTGCGACCCTATGGGGCCAGTACATCGCAAATACGCGTTAACAGGGGGTAACGGTGGGTATTCGTGACGAGTTGCAGGCAGAGATTGCTGCAGCATTTGATGATGATTTGAAAGATGCGGTTTGTGAGTTTTCAGGGGCGAGTTTTTCAGAAACCAGCGTTGATCCGGTAACGGAGCAGATTACCGGCGAAAAAATCAGTTATTCAGGTCGTGGCGTGCTGTCCCGATACCGGCTGGACAGTGTTGATGGTGTCAACATCCTGCGCGGTGACCTGAAGCTTACAGCGCTGACAAACGAAGTGAGCCGCGAACCGGGAGTGGATCACCTTATCACTGCGCCAGACCTGATTACTGGCAAATCCCAGCAATACAAAATCATCAGCGCCGATACAGATCCGACGCTGGCGGCCTACCTTTTGCAACTTCGGAGGGCGTGAGTGGGAAAATCGTGGGATTTCGATCCCGTTTCGTTTGCGGGACTCGTTGAGGAGGATGTAGGCAAAAAACAGCGCGCAATCGCTATCCAGTTTTTAAACAGCGTTGTACTCAGATCACCTGTTGGAAATCCCGAATTATGGGCCATCAACAGTGCGCAGGTTCGTCAGCGTGATCGTGTAAGTGATATTAATCACGCACTCAGAAACAGCGATGAGCACGGCACAGCAGATAAAAATGGTAACAGGAGGATTAAAAAGGGCCACAAAGTCACGCTCGCAAAAGCGGTGTATAGCGCTAACACAGGGCCATTTGGCCCGAAGAAGCCGCGCAAGATGCAACGGGGACAGGGAGAGATTTACCGGCCACCTGATTATCGCGCCGGTACATTTCGGGCCTCGCATTTCGTGAGCATAGACCAGCCCAGCAATTGGGTTCCTGCAGAACCGGATCCGGGAGGTGCAAAAACTATCGAGGCTGGTGTTGCAACCATATCCACCGCCCCGAATTTCTCAAAAATTTATATCCAGACAAATCTGCCGTACTCCGTCGCGCTCGAAAACGGGCATTCCAAACAGGCACCAACCGGCGTCTATGCCGTGTCGTTTAACGATATTGTCCAGGCCTACAAATGACGTTCACAGAAATCAGAGAGGCCATCACCAGACGGATGACGGCCCAGACGGCTATTCCTGCTGATGCGGTGACATATCCGAATGGACCAGTTTTCGATCCGTCAGGGCGGGCTATATGGGCGCGACTGAATGACATATCAGGGCTGTCAGGCGCTAATGAAATCGGTGCGGGGGCGGTAGTCCATCGCACAGGTGTGATCATCATTCAGTTGTTCGTTCCAGCGGGTTCTCGCTCGCTCCTCATCACTCAGACCGCTGACAAAATCCGGGAGCTATTCGAGTTTCAGGATGATGGGCGGCTGAGCTACTTCTCAGTTTCAACGGTGCCAGCGGGTGAAACCGATGGCTGGTATCAGCTGAATCTGCAAATCCCTTATCGGGCTATTTAACCTATTCAAAATGGAGGTGTCCGCATGTCCAGCGGCGCTAAGGTCGTCTCGGCCTATATTCGGGAAGCCACCGCAGGTGTCACACCTGCGGCAGGCGTATGGAATCTGCTCAAACGCACATCATGGGGTATTGCTCCCGACCAGAGCACTGACGATAACGACGAGATCGGCGGCTCTCGCATGGCTCAAGGCAAAAGCATGGGCACCGTTGATGTCGGGGGCGATGTCGAAACTAAATTCCGCTGGGGCCAGCATGATGAATTTCTTGCGTCTTGTTTCGGTGCGGAGTGGGTTGATGATGTGCTGACGATGGGCAATGACCGTATTGCATTCAGTATGGCCACGTATGCCTCTGACATCGGCGTAGCGTCCATTGCTCGTGGCTGTCAGGTTGGCACGTTCAAAATGGAAATCCCAAATGATGGCGACATTACTGCAACCATTACCGTTGCCGGTCTGGACTGGGATTCAAATGCCGACAGCAAAAGTTATTTTTCTGAGCCATCAGATAATGCAGGGGATCTGCGTTACTCCTTTAAAAACGTCTCAGATATCAGTCTGAACGGCGTTGATGGTGGCAGCGGATTCTGTATTGATTCATTCGATATCTCATTTGATAACAACCTGCAGACTCAGCGCTGTATCGGTACTGGCTCAGCGTTCGCTGGTGCAAATATACAGACCACATTCACGCCGTCAGGCTCTATTACTCTGTCATGGTCAAAAGCTGCGTGGGTGGTGTGGAGCAAAAGCCTGACCGGGGCAACAGTGCCATTCAGTTTTGCTATCGCCAACGATGAAGGTTCGTACATGTTCGATTTTCCAAAAGTTCAGGTGGCCGGCGACTGGCCGGATGGTGGTAATACGGAAATCATTCAGGTTCAACTGGATATCACCGCAGCAGACGTTTCACCGACTATTACCCGTAAAGCCGCAGCAAGCGCGGACGACGACAGCGATCCTGCTTAACAGGCAGGCTGAGTATTTACAGGAAGGTTTTTAATGTTATTGATTTCAGAAAAAATTGATTTAAATGGCGAGCGCTGGATCGGTGAAAAAGAAGGGCTGGAGAAGGGGTTGCGGCTTAAAGTCGGCAGCATACAAAACCCGGAATATCGGTCCCGTAATGCATTAATTCGCCGCCACATGGATAAACTGGACGCCACCTATAACGTTGGCACCAGTGAATTCATTCTGTCACAGGTAGGTGATATTGATTCCAGCGATGATCTGCTGATCGAGAACTGCGCCCGATATTTATTGCTCGACTGGCAGGGCGTTGGCGAGATGATAGGCGGCAAAGCCCAGGCGATTGACTATACCCCTGAAAAGGGGATTTTGCTGCTGCAGGCACAGCCCACCCTATACTGGATTATCCTGTCCGTTGCCGCCCAGATTGCCGAGGGCAAACAGAAGCAGGTTGAGGATACCGTGGGAAAGTACTCGAAGCCCAAAAATGGCTCCAGGAGTTCGGCGGCGAGAAATCGGAGAAGGCGCGCTGGCGCCGCGAACAATTAAAACTGCCTCCCATACCTGAGCCAGATTTCGACAGTGTCTGCTCTGAAATCCTTTCTGCCTATTCCGTCATATCACGCCAGCGCCGATATGCGGGTTCTAACGCCGTTCCTCTTCCCATCAGCTGTGCTGAAATAGCCGGTTTTCTTACCTCACATCGCCTGATGATAGATCGAGATGAGTTTGAGGCGTCGATATACGCCCTTGATGATGCGTTTCGAACGAACTGGGCTGAGCAACAGGAGAGGATTAGAAGGAAACAAAAAAATAAATAAAAAAATGCCTGCTTTTGCGGGCTTTTTTTATCTGGAGTAAAAAATGTCTGAAACCGAGTCCAGGCTTGCGGTCGTTATTGACAGTACGGGCGCTGAGAAAAATGCAGTAAACCTCACGACAGCGCTTCAGGGATTGACCGAGTGGGGGCAGAAAGCGGCTTCCAGTGCCAATAAAGTCACAAAAGCTTCTGAAGATGAAAAGACTGCTTTAGAAAAATTAAAAACTGCTATCGATCCAGTCGGTGCAGCGATCAACACAGTCGGCCGCAGATTTTCAGAACTAAAAAAATATTTCGATAAAGGTTTAATCGACAAAGAAGAATTCGATTTTCTTGCCAAAAAATTAAACGAAACCACCGAGGAATTAAGCGGCGTTGCTCAGGCACAGCGCGAGGCTGAAAAAGCAGGCAGAGCCGCGGCAGCACAGCAGCAGGCGCAGGCACGCGCATTCGACGCGATGCTGGCGAAAATCGATCCTCTGGCAGCTTCACTCAAAAATCTGGATCAGCAGCAGCGCGCCCTGGCTGAAGCTGCGACGGGTGGCAGGCTGAACCTTGAGGAGTTCGATGCTTACTCCGCGAAACTGGCTGAAGCACGCCGGGAATTAACTGGCGAGGCCCAGGCAGAACGCGATGCTGAAAAAGCGCATAGAGCGCAGGTTGCTGCACTTCAGGCAACACTCGATAAGCTGGATCCGCTGGCGGCGGCCCTTAAAAACCTCGAAGCCCAGCAGCGCACTCTTTCTAAGGCTTTGTCGTCGGGTAAAATCAACGCCGAGCAGTACGATAACTACAGCAAGAAATTGGCAGAAGCACGTCGCGAAGTAACCGGTGAGGCGAAGGCGGAGCGGGAGGCTATCAAAGCCCATGAGGAGCAGCGCGCAGCACTCCAGCGGCTGGTTGCTCAGCTCGATCCTGTCAGCGAGAGTTTTCGACGTCTGGAGCAGCAGCAACAGCAACTGGATAAGGCAAAATCAACGGGCCTTCTTTCAACAGACTCTTACTCTAAATTGTCCGGCACCCTGAGTGAAATGCGTGCTGAGCTGGAAAAATCGCAGACTCAGCTGGCAAGAACGGGCATGTCCGCTAAACAAACCGCCTGGGCCATGCGCATGATACCGGCCCAGATGACCGACATTGTAGTGGGCCTCTCAACCGGTCAGTCTCCGTTCATGATTCTGATGCAGCAGGGCGGCCAGCTTAAGGACATGTTTGGCGGTATCGGTCCTGCCATCAAGGGCATGGCAACTTATGTGGCTGGTTTAATCAATCCGGCCACGCTTGCCGCTGGCGCTGTCGGTGTTCTGGGGCTGGCCTATTATAAAGGGCAGCAGGAGCAGGACCGGTTTAATCAGTCTCTGACGTTAACCAATAATCTGGTCGGAAAAACTGCCAGCGAACTGGTAGCTATGTCCTCGCGTGTAGCCGCCACCGCAAACTCAACTACCGGCGCAGCGTCGGCAGTGATTAACGAACTGGTCGGCACTGGTAAAGTTGCGGGCGACGAACTGGAGCGCGTGGCAACCGCGATAGTTGAGATTACGCGTGAAACGGGTATCTCTACCGACGAGCTGGTGGGGAATTTTAATGAGCTATCAGGTAAGCCACTTAGTGCACTGGTCAGCCTAAACGATAAATATCATTTCCTGACGCTGGCGACGTATAACCAGGTTAAGGCGCTGCAGGATGAGGGCAACCAGCAGGAGGCCGCGCGCGTTGCAACTGAGGCGTACGCAAGCGCGATGCAGCAACGCTCTCAGGAGATCCACAACAACCTCGGATCGCTTGAGCGCGCATGGAATTCCCTGGCAAATGCTGCCGGTAATGCTTGGGATAAAATGCTGGATATTGGCAGAGGCCAGTCACCGGCTGACGCACTGGCTACGCTCAACAAAAACATAGCAGATGCACAGAAACGTCAGGCAGAGGGCGGAATCTGGAACAGATTTACGGCCAATGCCAATGGCTACAACCTGCCTGAGATGATCAAACAGCGTGATGAGCTGCAGGCACAAATCACAACGCAGGATGTTCTAACCGGCGCGATCACTAAGCACGACCAGGCGCAGCAAAAACTGGTCAAAACTCAGATCGAGGCAGACAGAGCCAACGAGCTATTTCTCAGCAATGCCGAGCGCCGTAATAAAGCGATAAAGGAGCAGAAAAAGTTTCTGGATGCGGGAGCAATTAGCGCGCAGCAATACGCTAATAATGTCCAGCGCATCAATGAAATGTATAAAGATCCGAAACCGGCTAAAACTCCTAAAACGCCGAAAGCCAAAGCGTACAGAGAGGATGCAGGGGCGCGTCTGCTGGAATCTATTCATCAGCAAACTGCAGCACTAAATGCGCAGCTCGTTTCGGCTGACAAGCTTTCATCAGCAACTCAGAAACGCATCAAATTTGAGCAGCAGATTTCAGAGCTGAAGGGGAAGGCCAAACTCACCACGGACCAAAAATCATTACTGGCGCAATCAGACGAAATCATTCAAGCGTATAAAGCTCAGGAGGCACTGCAGGCCCAGGTAACGACGCTGACGGATTTCCACAAAATGCAGTTGGCCGTTCGTGACCAGGTTCAGAAGACAAACGACCTGCTGACTACCCGGCTTGCGCTGCTCGAAAAGGCCAAAGCCACCGGACAACTCAAGCCCGGTGAGTATGACAAAACCAAGGCCGATATTTATAAAAATACGCCTGTGACGTTGCCAAAAACTGTCACACAGGTCACCGGGACGCTGGCACCGCAGGGCGGCCAGTTATCAGGATCGTATGGAGGTATGCAGACCCAACTTAATCAGGTGATGCAGGCACAACAGCAACTCCAGCTCTGGCTGCAGCAGCAGCAGGCCGCTTACGCTCAGGCTGCGCAGATCACCACCGAAGGCGAGGCCAGAATGACGGCCATCAGGCAGAAAGCGGCAGAGGCTAATCAGGCGCTGGAAACGCAGAAAACTACGCTGATTAACACGGCCACGCAGAGCATGATGGACAGCAGCCTTTCTATCTTGGCGACGGGATTTGGTGAGCAGTCGGGGATCTATAAAGCAGCGTTTGCAGCGAGCAAGGCGTTCGCTATTGCTCAGTCTCTGGTCTCCATCCAGCAGGGTATTGCGATGGCTGCGGCGAACCCATTCCCGTATAACATCGCGGCAATGGCATCAGTTGCGGCGGCAACAGCCAGCATTGTTTCTGACCTCTCATCGGTTGCTGGTGTGGGTTTCAAAAGCGGCGGCTTCACCGGTAGCGGAGGAGTTAACGACATTGCCGGGGTAGTACATGGCAAGGAATACGTTTTTGATGCTGCCGCAACTAAAAGCATCGGTGTTTCAAATCTTGATAACATCCGCAAAAACGGGCTGGACGCCACTTTGTCACGCGAGGGATATGGAACCGGCGCGACAAACGTGTCTGGAGATACTGTTTCAACTAAGCAGAATTTTAATTTTACTGGCTCGCCCATTTCCATAAATGGTAACCCGTCTGATACCACGATTGCGCTCGTCAGGCAGGCACAAATTGAGGGGGCTAAACAGGGTTATGAAATGGTCGCCAAACATCTGGCAAGCGGGCAGGGTAAGGTCTCGAAAGCGCTGGGTAATGGCTGGAACACAAAACGGAGAATCGGCTAATGGCGGATATTTTTTATCCTCATGATTATCTGCCTATGCCGCTGCAGGACGGCTATGGGTTTGAACCAATAGATCCGCTGCTGCGTACCACTATGACGTCAGGCAGGGCGCGCCAGCGCCGTCGCTATCTATCAACTCCCACCAATGCCTCAGTAACCTGGCAATTTTTGAATCAGGGGGCGGCTCAGTATTTCGAATTGTGGTACCGCTACATCCTGAAAGACGGGGTGAACTGGTTTTACATGAAACTGCAGACCCCAATCGGGCTGGATGATTATAAATGCCGGTTCATGGGTATTTATAAAGGGCCGACCCTGGTTCCTCCGCATTACTGGCAGTACACGGCAACGCTGGAATTATGGGACAGGCCCACGATTGATAGCTCATGGGGTGAGTTCCCTGATTACATTGTCAACGCCAATATTATTGATCTGGCTCTGAATAGAGAGTGGCCCAAAAATGACGGTACTTAACAGGCTTTACGCCTCTGGCGGCAGTGAGGTCATCCTTGAGACGCTGGAAATTAATGTCGCCGGTAAAACGCACTGGCTGGCTGGCGGATGGACTGATTTCACCGCCACAATCGAGACGGGGGAGGTAAAAACCTTTACTGCCTGCGGCATAGATATCGCCCTGCCTGCAAAAAACGCAGACGGTACTCAGGATCTCAATTTTGCTATCTGCAATGTGGATGGGGTTGTTTCATCAGAGGTGAGAGACGCGATCAATAATCTGCAGGATGCATATCTGATTTACCGCTGCTTCATTTCAACCGACAGATCAGCACCAGCCAATGTTCCCTATACGCTCAAGATTAAATCTGGTTACTGGACGGCGGTTGAGGTTCAGTTCACAGCCGGTTATATGAACGTACTCGATACAGCCTGGCCGCGCTGGCGTTACACGCTCCCGGAATTTCCGGGACTGCGCTACATTTCCTGATTCTTCCAAAAAGGTTTTATTTTGTTCAATCCTGAAAAATACCTTTCAGCTGTATGGCTGGAGGGCGGGCGCACTTTTCCCGAAATTGACTGTTTCGGGCTAATTAACGAAATACGGCGCGACATGAATTTACCCGCCTGGCCTGAATTTGCCGGTGTAACAAAAAACGATGACGGCCTAAACCGAGAGGCACTGAAGCTGATGAAAACACTCACGCGCTGTGAGCCTCAGGTTGGCGCAGGCGTGGCATGTTACACCGGTAGTCTGGTGACGCATGTGGCGATCATCGTCAGTATCGACGGCATGCTATTTGTCGCCGAGTGCAACCCTAAACTCAATGTAACTTTCATGTCATTAGCCCGATTTAAACGGCGATTTGTTAAGGTTGAATTCTGGCTATGACTATCCGCATTTATCCCTCTCGTTTGCCTGGTGAGCCTCTGGAAACACATTGCCACGATGCTATGACGCTGCATGAATGGATGACCGCTAACGTCAGCGGCTACAGCATTAATCGCGAACAGCCGGTGACAGTCGAAATTAATGGCCGGCGTCTTTTTCCTGAAAAATGGAACATAGATATTCTCAGGCCTTCTGATGATGTCAGAATTTATCCTGTGCCGCGTGGTGCTGTAGCACTTGCCTGGGTTGCGGTCGCAATGGCAGTCGCATCTGCGGCATATGCAATTTTCTCTGCCAGAGGAATGGATAGCTCTTATCAGTCTGTGGGTTCTGGCTCTTCACTGGATCTAAATCCCGCTAAGGCGAACAGTCCCGCGCTGGGTGACCCAATCAGAGAGGTTTTTGGCAAGCATCAAATCTACCCGGATTACGTTGTGTCACCAGTCGGCCGTTTTGACTCAAATGATCCTGAAAAATATGTCGTAAGCCTTTTCGTTTGCCTTGGAGTAGGAAATTTTTCTTTCTCCGAGGGTGATCTCAGGGTGGGCTCCACACCGGTCACATCGCTGGGGGATGGATTTAGTTATGCGGTTTTTCCTCCAGGATCAAATGTTGGCGGTGATGAAAGGACAGAGAATTGGTTTATCTCAACTGAGGTTGGGGGGACTTCGAGCGGCAGCGGCCTTGATATGGGTACTACAGCGCCTGAAACCGATGACATTTTGGCTGACTCAATTACGGTCGCAGGTGGCTCACTAACGTTCAGTAACCTCGTCACAGACGATGACGGTGGATCGACGTCCAATGACAATAAATTGCCAGAAAGCTGGATTGTGGGCGCTTCTGTAACGCTCATTGTGCCTGACTCATTCAGTGTCACAACCAGCGGGCTTTACAGCCAGATTACTGGCGCCAGTCTTAGTGAACTGGCCCCCTATGTCGGCATGCCTGTTTCTCTGGTTTATAACAGCATCACCTATTCTCTGCTGATTGCCAGCTACACGCCAGCATCTGAGGAAACGCAGGCGTCGGTAACACTGGCTTATGAGGGCAGCAATGGCGCAGCATTCTCAGGCATCCCGGAGGGTATGCAACGAATTTCCCTGAGTCATTCCGGGAGCAATTATCGACTGCTCACTACTGATGGTGCATCGGTGACAGTGGCACGGTTGATTAATGGAGTTCAGGACGGAACATGGCCCGGATTCAGCGCCCGCACTTCTCTCGATTTTCAGGCTACGGGCATCAATGACAATGAGAAATGGCTGGGGCCGTTTCTTGCCTGTCCTGAGAATGAAACCACCAACTGTTTTGAGGTAAATTTTTCTTTTCCGTCAGGAATTTGCGGATTTAAAGATAACGGAAAGAAAAAGGATCGCACCGTCAAACTGGAACTTCAATATCGAGTCTATGGTTCCGGGGAGGGCTGGACCTCCAAAAAATATAGCTACAAAAATAAATCTATAAACGGCCTGGGTTACACCGAGAGAATCACAACCAGCAAATCAGGGCTGGTGGAGGTCCGTTGCCGCCGAACCAACGAGCAGGGCGAGAAAAATTGCCGCGATAGCGCATACTGGCAGGCATTGAGAGCGCGCCTACCGGCGCGCCCAGCAAGCTATAAAGGCGTCACTACAATGGCTGTTAGTGTCGAAACAGGCGGTAAATTAGCTGCTCAGTCGGATCGTCGCATAAATGCTGTGGTAACACGTCAATACGATAGGGGAACAGCCAGAACCGTTTCAGGAGCATTGTTTCACGTATTGGATAGCCTGAGTATGGCTGCCGATGAAACCACCATAAACTCCCTCGAACAAACCTACTGGACCCCACGCCATGAATATTTCGATTTCAGTGCAGACTCTGATAGCACTTCTGCGCTTGATATTCTTCAAGCGATAACGAATGCAGGGATGAGCTATTTTCTGCTGTCTGATGGACTGGCATCGGCAGGGCGTGAAGGAGTGAAAACCTGGACCGGAGCGATAACACCGCAGGAAACTACTGAGGAACTAAAAACCACGTTCACTCTGCCATCACAGGATGATTATGATGGTGTTGACGTTACCTACATCAATGGTGATACGTGGTCAGAGGAAACCATACAGTGCCGGTTACCTGACAGGCCGACGCCATTAAAAATCGAGAACTACAAACTCGACGGCGTACTGGATAAGGATCGGGCATATCGTATCGGCATGCGCCGTTTAATGGGCTATCGGTATGAAAAACTGACTCACAACGTCTCCACTGAAATGGACGGCCTCTGTTATGAGTACATGGACCGCGTTGTTCTCGCAGACGATATACCGGGTCATGACACTATAAGTTGTTTGATAGTTGCGGCCACGTCAGATGGTAAAACTCTGTCGCTAACGCTAAGTGAGCCTCCAGACTGGAATTTCACTAATCCCGTGTGCCTTATACGGCTGCAGGACGGGACTGCAACGGGCCTCATTAAACCAACATTTATTGATGAGTTCAGTCTGAGCGTTCCGCTTACAGCTGCACTGGCATTCGATGAATGGATTATGGACGATCCGGCCGTCGAACCGCCCCGGCTGATTTTCTGCAGTTCCCAGCGGGTTGGATATGACGCGCTTCTGAAAGAAATAACCCCCTCGTCTGACGGCACCTGCGAAATCACCGCGACGCAATATACCCCACTCAAATATCAGTATGACGACGCCAGCTATCCCGGCGACGTTTCCTAATTAAACCCGCTTAGGCGGGTTTTTTTTGAGGCAAAAATGACGACCTACAACACACGTAATCCGCTGGGTTCTTCCGCGGCGAAAGACTTATATGACAACGCGCAGAATCTCGACCACTTTGTTAATGATTTAGATCGGGTCGAGTGGGCTGATCGGTTTGGTGTGCTGCGTAAAACCTGGTGGGGAATGGAAACCGATTTCCAGAACCAGATGGAAGACCAGGAGCACCGGTTTGTGGTTCAGCTGCATAATCAGGCCGACCGGTTCAACGTTTTTATTCAGAACTCTGGGTATTCAGTTGTCGGTGACTATGAGAATGGACCGCTCACGATTAATGAATACAACCAGATCATTCGGTACCAGGGCGAGTTTTATAAACTAACCGCCTCTACAGATATTCCATGGGCGACTACCGGTAACGATTCAACCTCATGGGAGGCAGACTCAGCGCATCTGGTAGCGATTGGTGATGCTGCATTGCGTCAGGAACTCGCTGCTGAGGATGGGCTGAAACAGGTAGGGCAATGTCCCGACATTTACACGCTGCGTTCGATAGAGCCAGAGGTGGATGGACAGCGTATTTTTGTGCGCGAATATGCAATTCGCACTGGAAGAGGCGGTGGGACATTCATTTATTGGGAGGACGACATTACGTCTGCAGACGATGGTGGATACATCATTGTTACCAATGGCGGTAAGCGCTGGCGGCGCGATTGTGACCCGAGTGATTTGCACATTGAGCATTTTGGCGCAATACCGGATGGAAAAACTGATTGTATCGATGCGATCAGAATGATGGACTCATGGAGTCAATCTCAGGCCGATAATTGCAGCCTCATTGGTGTCCAGTTCCCTGGCGGCGATTTTGCTGTTTCATCATGGGACACCAGCGGCACATACCGCAGTCTGTTCAGGCTCGCAGGGGCTGGTGGTCAGTTTTATGGGTACAATAACCCGACAAAACTGATTTTTATTGGTGATGCCGGCTCGATTGCATTTTCAGTACAGTCGCGTCGCGTAGAAATCGTCAATCTCGAAGTTTATGGCCAGTATGATATTGACGACAAAGCCAGGGGTTTTTTCAAAAATATCTGCCCCGCAGGGCAGTATATTCGCGTCTCAAATTTTAGAGCATCCTATGTTGGGGGGCGGTTATTTCAGTTAATGGACACGCTGGATGCGAAATTTGACCAGTTTTATACGAGCTACACCTATGACAATATCTTCAGAGTTCTGGCTTCGGGAACAACTTCGGGTGGCTGGAACCACTCCACAGCAATTGAACTAACGAATTTTAACATCCAGCATCACCTATGTGAGGAAAGCCAGCAGGGGGCATTATTCATACCTAACTGCGGTCAGTCTCTGATATGGAATGGCTGGATAGAACACTGCACGTATCCGGGTAATCTCACCATGGGGCAATGGAATATTCATTCGCTTTCGATGGAGACTAACACCAATCCCCTTTATATGTCTCAGAGCCGCTTCATGAATTACCTGTTCAGTAACCCTACTGGAAAAGGGATTGATGTTGACACGCAAATGACGGTCGCTTACGACACCGGAGAATATACTTCCCGGTCAGTATCCACCTATGAAAAGGGCTTTGGAGAATGGAACACACACGGATTATATTTAAACTCGCCGGTTCGTTTTGACTTTAATGCCACTCAGAAATATGTATCCAATATAACTTCTTCAGCCATCTGGGTATACGTGGGACATTTTTTCCTGCCAACGCTGGCTCAAACGATGAATATTAGGGTCAGTGGCAGGACAGGCTACAGCACAGCTTCAGCGCTGGCAGGTATAGACGGCAGTGCTGTAATTTCCATTCAGAACAGGGGGTCAACAGCTTCAACCGTTTCCTGGCACTCACCCCGCAACGGGTGCATTCTCGATGTTGTTTATACACAACCCTATGAACGTGACACTCACATTTACGTAAAAATTCCGGCGTATTCTCGTGTAGGTTTCTTTGTAGAAACAAATGGCCTTTTGAGAAAAGACACCGGTACGCCTACTTACATACAGTGGGATATGTCAACAGTAGCGGATATTTCCGCACTGAAAACGCAGGATGCTGTATCGACATGCAGTATGGGTACTACAAGCGCAGGTCTGATCGCTGATGGCGAAAACAATCTGCTCTATCTCTATTCAGCTGCTGATACGGTCGGAGAGCTTGACGTGCTCAAGCTGGGCGTAAACGACAAAATAAAAAGCTTACCTTTAATGTCAGGAGGTGCATGGAAACTTCCTGTCTATTACTTCGAAGATCTTCCTGATGCTGCCAGTAACTGGTGGTCAATTTGTATCTGCAGAGCGTTTATCGGCGCGGATAACGTCGTTTATAAAACACAGGTCGTACACAGTGACGGAATCTACTGGCGACCACAGCAAAACCCATCAACATATATTATAGGGTCTGCATAAATGAGCATTACCGTAAAACAGGAAATTCAGACAACGACGAATTATGAAAATTTTGGTGTAAGTGTTGAGGGTATATTGGCAACTACCGAAATAACATACACCATCGAACGAATTGATAATTTTGACGGGAAATTGGCGACCGGCGTGTTCACTGTCCAAATCGGAGAAACTTACTCAAGCGAACGATTCCGTTTCATATTTAAGTACAGCGGCGAAGGGAACCCGCTGGACCAAGCCGAAAATGCGCTTAAAGAATGGTTTGATTCGCAGGCGTCGAGCGCGGCGATAGAGGAGTGATATGTGTTGAAAGCGATTGATCAGTTGTACCGATCAATATGAAGAAATTGATCGGTAGAATGTTTTAGTAATGCGGTAAGTGTAGGGATATATTTGAATGCAGTTAGAGGGAGCTAATTGCATGAAGGCTAAAACAGGGTGGAAGCTAATATTTGCAGGGTGTGTGATAGCGTGGTTAATAATAATGGTGCTTGTGGTTAATCTTTGTAGTAAATACTTTGATTGTTTTTGATCTGCCAACACCAGACCCGGCTTTCGCCGGGTTTTTTTACTTTTAAATAAAAATTTATGGAACGCGCCTCGCCTGACTGAGCCTTAGTCCTGTATTTTCTAAACGACGGAATTACAATGACGCCTCTCACATAGTAGGAGGCATTATGGAACAGGAATTCGAGGCGCAAGCCTATGACGCAGCATGCAGAGCAATTGGAGAGGCTGTCTGGCAACTGGTTACTGGTGGGGAGCCAGTGAGACCGGCTAACATTGCCAGCAGAATTCTGGCTCTTTCAGAGAGTCGTGATGATCTGGCGGCCAGCATTGCATTGTCGGTGCTTTTAAAGGCCTAAAAGGCGACGGCTCAGGCAATACAAATCCAATCTTCAAAGCAATCAATGTCCGCTTTGTGCCAGAAGCGGGCCTTGCTAAGATCAATTGAGTTAATTAACCAAACACAGATCAGTCCGTTTTATCTCATATTCGCAATATTTATTTCATCATATTCTTGGAGTTCAACCGTCACACGTATTATTGGAAATTTTCTAGGTCTATATTTACCAATTACAGTTGTCTTGACAGGAGGATAAAGCTGCAAAATATCACTCACACCATTGAATAGAGGCCGAAATTTTTTTGATGAAACCATCCCTAATAATATTTTTTCCACTAAATAACTAAACGAAAGATGAGGATTTGTCTGCATGGTATAAAATAACAATTTAACAACAGATTGGCCGTTCAAGCCGAATGATTTCAATAGCGTAATTAGCTGAGGAGCATGAAGACACATTCTCGATGATATTATACGATTTTGAGTTGTGACACTAGATGGGAAATAGGACGGCTTTCCGAGTTGCTTGCTGCGGGCAAGAACATGGTGCACTACCCTTTCCCATGCGGAATTGAAATAGCGGGCGTTATCAAAATACTCCCCAACCTGACTGCCAGCGACATTATTATTCTGATAAAAACCACTGAGCAACGATCCTAGAGTTTTGTCACATGGATCATTCATTAAAGCTTTTCCAACCATCCATCGGCAAGGCCAGATCGGTGATGAGTTAGCATTTCTCGTCGAGGCAGCAACTCCATACCAAGCAAATCGACAGGGATCAGAATTTGGAGCCTTAGTTAAGTCAACATTACTCTCTTCAACTTTAGTTGTATTGGATGAATATGATATGTCAAATTTTGACCATTTACTATAAAGCTCAAATTCTTTATAGGTGCTATTTTTTTTCGAAGAATCATATTTCGTGACAGGAACATGGCACACTTGGCTTTCTTTTTCCGTTATTTTTGCCTGTAAAATAAACGCTTTATTTCTTTCGCTTAATACACTTTGTGATTGCATGTCAATAATCTTTTCATCAAAGATAAACATTGCATCGCCAAGTTCAACTTTCTTATCAAATGGTTTTCCACTGCATAATTTTGCGTAAGGTGCCTTGTCAATCCAGCACAACTGAGAGTTTACATCAATAAAAAGTCTGGGGTTTTTTTGTTTCTCATGCTTGTAAATTATTTCTGATAGTTCATCCAGAAAACGTGGTGTAAACAATGCTCCAAGTTGTGTTAGCTCGCCGCCAGTTACATTCCGGCACATCTTATTTATAAGATCATCAATCTCTTTCGCCATATTCTCACCACTCACTTTAAACACCCCTTAACATTGTAAATTTTAAATAAAAATCAGACCATCATCATATAATAGTTTACAGACTTCTCTCTCTGCTACTACTGGAGGATAAGCTGAATGCTTCTGGATAAGCTCAAATTACTCGAATGCAGCCTTCACGGTGATTGGCGCAACGATGGGGAGTGGCTTGAGCAGCTTCTCCACCCTGAATTTAAGGAGATTACCCGGTCAGGCGTGATGGTTGACCGTTCAGTAACGATCTCGTCACTATTAAACGAGAAAAAGTCATCGCCTATTATAAGCAGCGATTTCTGGCTCACTGAAATGGGGAGTGGCTGCGCCATTCTTCACTACCGTACGTCTTGTGCTGACGGAAGCCATCCTGCATTGCGCTCCTCATGCTGGTTGTATTCGGAGGAAGGCCAGTGGACTCTGTTTTTTCATCAGGCCACGCCTGCAGCATGTAGCCTAGGTTTGTGATCGAACACTATACTCGCTGGCAGGCTCATTAAACACTGCCAGTTGTCTGTTATTTGATGTAGTCATCAGTAAATGTCCGCTTTTCGCTCATAGCGGACCTTTAATCTTACATGTACGTTATCGATTTCCACAGACATCAACTTTTTCACCTGTAAGTCTTTCAACCATCTCCAATGCGTCCGGATCGCCATGCCAGGCCATGCAACTTAAACAGTCTCCGCCACAGTCAAAATTCAATGTGTCTGGTGTCTTACTCATTGGCTGATTACAGGTCTGGCAATTGCTTTCTTTCACTGGAAGTGGCATCCGTTTTTAGATTTTTATTTCTATGTTACCTAACATATCACCCTTAAATCCGTTCCTCACTCATAGCGGACTCTAGCCTGCCGTCAGTCCGCTTTGTGCCAGAAGCGGACGTTAGTAACGTCGGAGCTGCATAAATTAGAGGGGAGAAGGTTAAACAAAGGGATGAGATCACTTTCACAGTAAAAAAAGTAAATTTATGTTATCCATGACTATCTCATGCTATAAAAATCACCCATGGATAAATGCACTTCGATACAAGGAACTATTGGATGGACTTTTTCGAAATTGACGAAGATACTGATTTAGACCTCCTTCATTTCAAATTTAAGGATCTGAATAACCAGTTAGGGTACGTCGGTGCTAAAGAGGTTGTTTCTTCTTGGGGAAATGACTTTTATGATCGCGATAAAAAAGCTAAAAAAGAATTTCAAACATCGTTTCACTCTACTTTTTGGGAGCTCTATCTTCACGCAGTACTGAAGGAAATGAACTTCAAAGTTAGCGAAAAGCATAATCGACCAGACTTTATCGTCGAAGCCCCCAAAGAGATGTACATTGAAGCAGTAGTGTCAGAGATTAAAAAAGATGGTACTCCTGAAAAACTACGAACTCTAGAGGATGTTGAGGCCAACTTACGGCCGATTAAAACCAAGCGTGAGTTTACAGATATCATCGATGAGGCAATATCACGTCATTCTAACTCCCTAAAATCAAAGCTAGGAAAATACACTGGATATACACGCAAAGATAATACGCCTATTAAAGGATACGTCGATTGTAATTGGGTTTCGCCTAAGGCTCCATATATAATAGCCTTATCCTCCCATGACCAAATTGCCTATGGCAGAGAATTTATTTATTCCATGTTTGCTTTACTGTATGGGCACTATTACGACCCAGAAAATAAAGTATACACCAAAAAAAATAAAATTAAGAAACCCGGCACTGATTCGGATTTAAATCTTGGAATTTTTTTTAACCCAGAATTCAAAGAAGTTTCAGCGGTTTTATTTTGCAACACACTGACATTAGGTAAACTCTCTTCGCTACATAAATCAGAAAAAATAAATTTCGATACAGTTCTAAACATTAGATATTTGCAAGATGAACCGCATTTTCGTGTGCATGAAGTAACACCAGAAAATCCCGAGCAATTACTTGATGGTCTGTACATATTCCATAACCCACTTGCCAAAAACAAAATAGATTTCGATCTATTTAATAAGTTAGCACAATTCTCTGTGGACGAATATGGGCCACATCAAATTGGCAATTATCCTCTACTAGTGTCTAGGTTTCACACCAATATGTTGCCTAGTTCAATAATCCCAAGTATAAAGACTGATGCTTTTTCAAGCTACAACCCAGAGTACTGTATGCGAGAACTCAAAAAAGAGAGCTGTCTTTTAAAGCCCGCTAAAAGCGAAAGGATCAGGCAAAAGAAAAAAAGGACAAATAAAATCGCGAAGACTTCCCGCAGAAAAAATAGATGAGAAACTTTAATTTCATCAACTATTTATCAGCGCTAAATCTTCCCTCACAGCAAACTTGATGACTACTAACCCTGTCTGCAGCGTGCCAGAAGCGGACAGGGTTGGACTGTATATAGTTCATGCTACCTCTACTTGCGTTACCAGATAATTTAGTCACTACAAAGCTAAAAATCTTGGTAAATGATTTAGTCAGTCATTCAATCATCGCACGTTTATTGCATCACTTAGGTTGTATTAGAATAGCCATATTATTTAGGAGACGATCATGTTTAAGTATGCCGTAAACTCGCTAGCAGATTATGTTTCAACAGTTACAGAAATAGTAAATGAAGTCGATGACATATGGTTTAGAGGACATGCTTGCGCTTCATATAGATTAGCACCTTCGGTATTACGTGATACCGTTCCTTTAACTGATGCCAGAGGTAATAGGGTCGAAAATGGTCAGGTGATACGTTCAGAGGGCGGTCATGTAACAGGTCTTAGTCCCGAAAATATGTTTTATGAATTTAAGTCTCGAGCGGTTCCTTTTTTGAATCGAGAGCCCTCAAATAATTTTGAGTGGATGTTCTTGATGCAGCACTATGGCGTACCAACGAGGCTGTTAGACTGGACGACAAACGCCTTAGTTGCGTTATTCTTTGCTATCGAATCAAATCCTACCTCTGACGAAGAGAGGCATTACAACGAATGGCCCTCGCAAAATTTTATGGAAAGCGATGAGTTTTGCTCGGAAGGAGCTGCTGTTTTTGCCATAAGCCCATCAGAATTGAATTATCTAACAGTCTCAAACAGATCAAAAATTTATATTTGTGAAGAGGCTGATAAATGGAGTCATTACTTCGATCCAATGAATAAAAAAGATGGTTGTAATTTTCTTCCAATTGCAGTCCAATCAAGTCATATTGATACGAGAATAAGATCACAATCGGGCCACTTTACATTACATGGTTCAAATACATGGGAATTAGACTATTATGATGAGCTTCGTAAAATTATACATAAAATATTTATACCATATGAAGTGGTACCCCAAATGCTTAAAGATTTGCAAGCTCTAGGTATAACGGAGTCATTTATATATCCGGGACTAGAATCGTTGTCGCGAGATATCAAAAGAAGCGAAGTTTTTAAATTCAACGGCAAAAAGCTTTAGCATTTCATTACAACCTGCTAGCCGCTGAACATGGAGTCAATGGCGGCTTATCGCTCATAGCGGACATTGGGCTGGATAGCGTCCGCATTGTGCCAGAAGCGGACGTAGCTAACAATATTTTGTAAGGAGCAACTGGGGCAGTTCAGCGCGCCACAGTAATTCGCTGCGCAGGAAGTTAAGCTGCTTATATAAGTTTTTCCAAAAATTTAATTTTTAGCATCTGGCGTAAAGAAAACCTACGTATTGCGAAAGAAAATTCTAATTAGGGGCTTAGGTTAGGTAATTGTGAGATAGGAGGTGGGATTTAGGAATTTGGCTATATAAGGAATCGAATAGAATGGCTCTAAATATTAAGAGCCATCACAATACAAAGCACGCTACATTAAAAAAATAAAATTAGCCATCATCTTGAATGGAACAAATACAATTTGCTAGCCGTGTCGGCTTTAAAAGTCGATAAGCATATTTTCCTTTTAAACTCTGAATATGCCCTAACAATGTGTATCCACTACGTCTTGATAAGTTACTTTTTAAATCGGATTCAACTTTAGTATAGTCTTTCACAAAAGCATTGTTTGGTGACTCAATCATTGCTTCTATAATATCAGCCAACCCTTTAAAACCCATTTTTAAATTATCTAGAGCGACCACATTTAACTCTTCAATGGCTAGCGTCAAGTCAGGACTTATATCAGTTACACTATCACCTTGAAAAGCGACAACCCATTGCCCATGAGCAATCCTATTCCTGAGTGCACTTGGCGTTTTCACATAGTCAATGATTAATTTTTTAATATAAGTATCAGCGGAAGATAATTGAACGGAATTGAATGTTGGTGCTGATAAAACTTTAGCCTTAGCTACTTTTAAGCATCTACGCCATTGAGCTTCCATTCCTTTTAATTTTTTTATACTCTCTATTTCGCTTAATTCAAAACCATAAGGAGTATGAATTAATTTTGAGAATAACGCTTCAGTCCAAGCAGAATAAATTAGCGAAAGAGTTTTCGTATGGATTCTTGCCTCAGTATCTCGATCATTTTTTAAGGCAAGATTCAAACTAATCTTAGCGATGCGCCAAGCTCGATCTAATTCTTTTATGTTCTTTGTTTGAGATTGGAACACGATAAGTTGTTGGGCTCTATCCATAACGCGCCTTAGGATGAAGTTTGCGACTCACAAGTATGGAAAAAACACTTAGAAAATATTTTTTCCATACCTGGAATTGAACCAGGAACCTCCTTCAAACCTCAATAGATGCAGATTTAAAGGCGCTCTACCAAATTTGAGCTATATGGGCATAGTTATAGTTACAAGCATGTTAAGTTTTGTCAAGTTTTTTTTCGGCAAACCAATGTTCAGCTATATAATGGCTGTAATCGACTAAAGCATGAGTAGGAAATTCAGACTGAAAACTATCATTAATGCTATAAAATAAAGCTAGCTGCGCTGACCTGTTTCCTGTTGTTTAATATGCCACGTTTTAAGTAAAACTTCATCATACTGCGAATGTCTTCTCTTCGCTCATAGCGGACATTGTGGCGGACATTGAGCCGGATAGCGTCCGCTTTGTGCCAGAAGCAGAAGTAACGCAGGATCAGTACAAGTTAATCAACGAAATCTTGGCCATAGCTTTTGCGTTATTAATCTAAATAATGGACATTCATGCCGGATGATTTGAAAATCGTAAGTCTATGATTTACTTATTCGGACATTAAAGTAGATGAGCCAAAAATTAGAATTCATGTTGTTAGCGCTTGAAAAATCACGTCTAGCGCTCCCAGGCTGTAGACCAAATCCACCCGTTGGGTGCGTGATCGTCCATAACGGGCAGGTGGTTTCCGATGGCTTCACTCAACATCCAGGTCATCATCACGCAGAGATAGACGCCATTTCAAAACTAGAGGTTCCAATTGGTGAATGTGAAATCTTTGTCACACTGGAACCATGCTCCTTTCAAGGAAGAACCCCATCCTGTGCATTGACTCTTGCTGAACTAAAACCACACCATGTCTATGTAGCCATTGAAGACCCGCATTCCAGAAACAATGGAGAAGGGCTGAGAATTTTAAAAAATGCAGGGGTCAGCTTTACCTTAGGAATTGGAAAAAGAGAAGTGGAGAAGTTCTTATCGCCTTATTTGGTGAAGTCCTGACAGTTTAAATACAACAAAACAGTGCCGGCCATGAAAATTATGTCCGCTCTTCACTCAAAGCGGACAAAGGGCTGGTTAGCGTCCGCTTAGTGCCAACAGCGGACCTAGATAATCGCCAGTGGTAATTGCTGATAATCCTCATCAGTCCAGATAGTAGCCTTAAGGTTGTGCCATCATGTTCATGAACGTTAAAGTTGCTCAAAATGATTATAGGTAAGATTAGGAAGTAACTTATGGCACGTCGAAGTGAATTAAAAGGTATAGCGATTGCTATTAATGGGAGTTTTGTAAGCAGAAACAACGACTTAAATGGATACTGGTCAATAGGCAAGATTAAATCATTCGCTCTTGATAACGGCCTTACCTCAGTGACTTTTCCTCTCACCCTTCCTATGACCAACTCCGCATCAAATCTGCAAAACCATACGGTTAACCGCTACGCCAAAATGCTCAAGAGCCTATTAAATAAACAAAAATTACCTAGCCTCTGGGTAAGCAACGCGGTCATTACAATCGACTTTGATGCTAAAGCGGGACATGCAAAATTGTATGAAGACACCACCTCAGGCGACCTTTTCCAATGCACCTGTAAGATAACTGATGATATTGACCGAGATTACTCATCCATAATGTATGGGCGTTGCTTGCCGCATTCTGTAGTTCGAGAGTTAAAATCGACTCGAAATTCACCATCATTTTAACTTCCGCTCCTCGCTCATAGCGGACATCGGTCTGCACATCTGAGCACTGCCGCCTGTAGCGTCTTATACTCATTTCAGGAGTTGAAAAACGCTGGTCAAAATGGAGCATTGCAATGGCCTTTCAGAACCCCGCCCAGAACTACACTGAAACGCGCCTGAACTTGGGCGATCTGGTCTATCTTTCACCTTACTCAACCTATCTGATGCGTAGCGAAAGCGACTGTCCCGGTGCCGGGATTGTCAAAGGATCTGTGCTGGCCATTGATCGCGCGCTGACACCAGCGCACGGTCAGCTTATCGTTGCTGAGTTTGACGGGGAGCTTTCGCTGAGGCGGCTGCTTCTCAATCCTGTTCCCGCCTTGCAGGCGCTGGACGCGGACGAGACTATAACGCTGCTTGATGTAAGCCAGGCGCTTCCTGTGTGGGGTGTGGTCGCTTATGCCCTTACCGATATAGCGGGAGTGGGATTCAACGGACCAGCAGGAGAATAATTATGTTTGCGCTGGCCGACGCCAATAATTTTTACGCCTCCTGCGAAACTGTATTCAGACCCGACCTTCGTGGCAAACCCATTGTCGTTGTGTCCAACAACGACGGCTGCGTTATCGCACGCTCAGCGGAGGCAAAGCGCATGGGCATCAAAATGGCCGCTCCGCTGTTTAAAAATGAGCGTTACTTTCGTGAGAACGGCGTTCATGTATTCAGCTCCAACTACGAGCTGTAGTAAGTTAAGTGGAATGCAACATTGATTGGGTAAACTTTGAGCAGCAATGCTGTTGTCAGAGGTAAACACAATGATGATTCCACCAAACGAGGATGTGCTGGTACTGGCGGAGCGCTGGCTGAAACTGCTGTCCGACCTGGGCCGGGCTCAGACCACACTCTCCGCCTACCGCAGTGCCCTCAGCCATTATTTTGCATTCTGCAGCCAGAACAGCATTGAACCTGAAAAGGCCCGGTTTGAAGACCTGGCCGCCTACATCAGCCCTCAGTTACCCGGCATGCCTTTTCCCGCAGCCAGCGCCACGCTCCAGCTGCGCCTTTCTGTGATCCGTCTCTGGTATGACTTTCTGCTTTATCAGGATATATGCAGTCTCAATCCGCTACCCCGTGCGGGTTTACCCGGCGTCATTTATACCGGGCGGGGGCTGGTCCCGCGTATCACCCGCTTACCCGTAATACCTGATGATGAGCAATGGCTGAAATTTCTTAAACATGTTTCAACTGCCTCCCTGCGTGACCGGCTGATGCTCGCGCTTGCCTATTTTGGTGCACTCCGCCGTGCAGAGGTGACAGCCCTGGCGCTTGAGGATATCGACCCTGCGCATCGCCTGATCCGTATCCGCCCGGAAACAACGAAAAGCAGGCGGGAAAGAATTATTTGTTATGGTCCGGACGTGACGCCGGTACTGGCAAATCATTTTCGGCAGCTGAAGCAGGCTGGCTGGACACAGGGTGCGCTGTTCCGTTCATTTTCTGATCGTAATTATGGCACACCCCTTTCTGTGTGGAACTGGAGTAAAACCGTACGCAGATGGGCTCTGGATACCGGGCTTCCACAGATTACAACACATACCTTCCGCCATCTTCGTCTGACCCATCTGGCGCGGGCCGGCTGGAAACTGCATGAGCTGGCGACTTATGCAGGACACAGGGATCTGCGCACCACACAAATTTATATCCATCTGTCAGGTTACGATCTGGCTGGCCGGATAGCCGCAGCCGTGGCTGAAACCGACAGGAAAGTCGCCGGACTTATTTTTCAGGAGCCTTACTGATGAATGAAAAAACGGCCAGAGTCACTTATGTGCCTTTTAAACGCACAGATTATCAGCTGAGAGATGCGTTAAGTCCTGAGGAAAGAGACGCAATAAGTACAGGCTACCGGCGGTCAGCTGCGCTCGACCAGCCAGGTTCTCTGCCGTTTTTGCTGTTGCCTCTGCAGGACATTGCCTCACGCAGCAGTATCAGTGCCAGACTTGTCAGAATTACCATACTTACAGTTCTTGCAGAAACACACCGGGCGGGTCAGCCCTGCTGGCTGTGGACGCAGGAAAGGTGGTTAACGCTCTGTCAGCAACACAGTTCCGGCAGGCCTTTGCTTGCTGCTTTTGCCTTTCATCTCGGCCCGTTTCCCTCTCCGTTAAGCCTGCCAGTGCATGGTGCACCTTCGCTGTACGCCAGTGCCATCTATGGCCGGATTTTTGTCAGCCATGAACTTAACCGGCTGACAGACGTTCTGATCTCACTGGGATATGTCGGGCAGAATCAGAAACACAATCTGTCGGGTATGCTGGGTGTTCTGATGCTGATGAATAATGATCCGCAACTTGAAAATTTTACGACAGAACTGCTGTGGCGGGGGCAGAACTGTCACGACCGGGGGATCGCAAGAGTTACAGGAAAAATATCCTATGCACTTGCTGCTATGGGGATTATAAAAAGCCCCCTGAGAATGCGTAATTATAAAGAGTGGCATGAAAAGCCAACAGAAGGTATCGCGCCTGACTGGGCCCGATGGTGCCGGAAGTGGCGGGAAACGTCGGTACTCCGCCCCCGCTCCAGAGAAACTCAGTACAGTTTCATTCTCCGCTGCGGCCTGTGGCTTGCCCGGGAAAAGCCGGAAATATGCGAACCGTCTGACTGGACAATGGAAACCTGCGCCAGCTTTATTGCAATGGTTGGCCGACTGAAAGTGGACGAGCTGTCACTGGACACAAATAAAGGGGGCAGGCGTTCAAACCGCTCAGGAAAGCCCCTGATGCCGCATTCCCGCAGCCGGTTTGTTTATGCAGTTCGCCGTTTTATGCTTGATTATGAAAGCTGGGGCTGGGGGAAATTAAAATTCAGTCCGGCCCGTCATTTGTCCTCGCCTGACACACCGCTGTTTCGTCAGGGCGTGAATCCCCGCGTCATTGATGATCCGGTCTGGCTGAAACTGGTCTGGGCAAGCCTGAATCTGCGTAAAGAAGATCTGCTGAGCGAAATTCATTATCCCCTGTCTATGCTTCAGGCTATGGCGGTTATCTGGACACATGCAGGGCTGCGACAGAACGAGCTGATGCGTCTGACAATGAACTGTATTACTCCACAGGCGGATGACATTCTGCAGGAAAACGGTGGTGCTATCCCGGCGGGCACTTTGTGCTATCTCAGCGTGCCGGCCGGCAAAACCTCTAAAGCTTTTGTTAAGCCGGTCTCGGCTGTAGTGAAAAAATATGTAGATATCTGGCTCAGTGAGCGTCCTCAGGAGCAGGCAGCACTTACGGATGAACGCACCGGCGAAAAAGTTCGTTTCCTGTTTCAGAATCGGGGTAAACCGGTGGGCAGGGACATAATAAATCTCACTGTTATTCCGGTTCTCTGCGCCAGAGCAGGAATGCCTGCGGAAGATTCACGCGGTCCCATTACAAGCCACCGAGGCCGTGCTTCTGCCGTTACAGCACTGGCCAGTGTTACCGGGGGCATGTCTTTACATGAGCTGATGCAGTGGTCAGGTCACTCATCCGCACAGTCGACAATGCATTATATCCGCATCCGTCCGACTCAGCTGGCAGCATCGTTCGTAAAAGCAGACAGGGTCGCTCATATGATCAGCGTGCTGATTGACCACGATCCGGAAGCCGCGAGTCTGACCGGCCCCTCAACGTACTATGATCTGGGTGACTCATACTGCACGAACCCCTTCTGGAGCAGCTGTCAGCACCGGATGGCCTGCATCGGTTGCGATTTTAACCTGCTCAAACAGAGCGCGCGCGGACTGATACTGGAAAGCAAAGCCTCTGTCAGACGTTACCTTGAGGAAGTTCCGCTCACACCCGATGAGAGAGCCATCGTGGAACAGGACGCAGAGAAAATTGAACAGGCTCTTAAAAGGTTGTCCCTCAAACCCGAAGGGTAAAACGGGCCGCTATGTGCCAGAAGCGGACGTTAATGTATTACCTGTTCAGAAGCAGATTAGTCATTTTAAGTCATCAACAGAGTGCCAAGATGATTAAATTAATGTTTGACGCTGACTATATTTCTATTATTCTGGAAATATAGTTATTGGAGCCAGCATGGACTTACATACCGCAGCAAACGCACTTCGGGAGCTGGGCCACCCGACCCGTCTCAGCATATACCGGGAGCTGGTCAGGGCGGGTCATCACGGCCTGCCGGTTGGCGAACTACAGAAGCACCTTGAGATTCCTGCCTCCACGCTCAGCCATCATCTTTCTGCGCTGATGTCTGCTGGCCTCATAAGTCAGGAACGGCAGAGCCGAACCCTGTTCTGCAGGCCCTGTTATGCGCAGCTTGAGCAGCTGATGGCTTTTCTGACTGAAGAGTGCTGCGCCGGCGGCAGCGACTGCAGCCTGTCTGCCGCGATGCCCCTTAAAGAGACTCCATTGTGAATAACGTGAATGATGCCTTGAACAATATCGATCCGACGCTCCTGGATGCGCCCCTTACGGAAGAGAAGCTGAAGGCTGCAGAAGTGCCACACCCGCCCCGTATCCTGATGCTCTACGGTTCGTTGCGGGAACGCTCTTACAGCCGGCTCACCACGGAAGAAGCTGCCCGGTTGCTGACGGCTATGGGCGCGGAGGTGAAAATATTTAATCCGTCCGGCCTGCCGCTGCCGGATGATGTACCTGAAACGCACCCGAAGGTTGCAGAGCTGCGCGAACTGGTACTCTGGTCAGAAGGGATGGTCTGGTGCTCTCCTGAGCGTCACGGTGCCATGACCGGCATCATGAAGACGCAAATTGACTGGATACCCCTGACGTCCGGGGCGGTCCGGCCATCGCAGGGGAAAACCCTTGCAGTCATGCAGGTCAGCGGCGGCTCACAGTCGTTCAACGCCGTAAACCAGATGCGCATTCTCGGGCGCTGGATGCGAATGATTACCATCCCGAACCAGTCATCTGTGGCAAAAGCCTGGGCCGAGTTTGATGAGGACGGTCGCATGAAACCTTCACCGTATTACGACCGCATCGTGGACGTCATGGAGGAACTGATGAAGTTCACCCTGCTGACGCGCGGGCGAAGCAACTACCTGACCGACCGCTACAGTGAAAGAAAAGAGAGTGCCACTCAGCTCTCAGAGCGGGTCAACCAGCGCAGCATATAAAAAAGCCGGCAGATGCCGGCTTTTTTCACACTCGTTATGTCCGCAGCCTGGTGAATAATCAGTGGCTGACGCGATGACCGTGCTCATCAATGACCACTTCGCCATCCTCTTTGGTAAAGGCTCCCTGCTGCGGATCTGGCAGAATGTCGAGAACCGCTTCGGACGGACGGCAGAGCTTCGTGCCGAGCGGCGTCACCACCACCGGGCGATTAATAAGGATCGGATGAGCCAGCATGGCATCGAGCAGTTCGTTATCGCTGAAGCGGTCTTCTGCCAGGTCGAGCTGCTCGTACGGTTCGGTATTCTTGCGCAGCAGGGCGCGTACGCTGATGCCCATGTCCGCAATCAGCTTCTTCAGCTCGTCGCGGGACGGCGGTGTTTCCAGATACAGAATAACCTTGGGTTCGGTGCCGCTGTTGCGGATAAGCGCTAGGGTGTTGCGGGACGTCCCGCACGCCGGGTTGTGATAAATGGTGATGTCAGTCATAAGCGGTACTCCGTAAAGGCGCTGCACAGTCGCAACACCGGGGTTAAGGTTAAACAGACAGGCGCAGAGCCAGCGCGGCCAGCGTCACAAAAAGTACCGGCAGGGTTATCACGATACCCACGCGGAAGTAGTAGCCCCAGCTGACAGTAATGTTTTTTTGCGCCAGTACGTGCAGCCACAGCAGGGTAGCGAGGCTGCCGATGGGGGTGATTTTCGGGCCGAGGTCGCAGCCGATGATGTTGGCGTAAATCATCGCCTCCTTCACCACGCCCTGCGCGGTGCTGCCGTCAATCGAAAGCGCGCCAACGAGCACGGTAGGCATGTTGTTCATGACAGAAGAGAGCGCCGCCGTCAGGAAACCGGTGCCGAGCGTTGCGCCCCAGACGCCGTGCTCTGCAAACCGGTTCAGGGCGGCAGAAAGGTAATCAGTCAGGCCGGCGTTACGAAGACCGTACACCACCAGATACATGCCCAGCGAGAAGATAACAATCTGCCAGGGCGCGCCTTTCAGCACCTTGATGGTATCAATCACGTGTCCTTTGCGGGCAACCAGCCAGAGAACACACGCCGCCACCGCTGCCACCAGGCTTACTGGCACGCCGAGTGGTTCGAGAGCAAAGAAGCCGACTAGTAGCAGGATGAGAACAATCCAGCCGGTTCTAAAAGTGCGCGCATCGCGAATGGCCTCACGCGGCGCCTTCAGTTTCGCCAGGTCGTAGGTGGCCGGGATATCCCTGCGGAAAAACAGGTGCAGCGTGACCAGCGTGGCGGCAACCGAGGCGATATTTACCGGCACCATTACCGAGGCATACTCGCTGAAACCCAGCTTAAAGAAGTCCGCCGTGACGATGTTCACCAGGTTCGACACGATGAGCGGCAGGCTGGAGGTGTCGGCGATGAAACCTGCTGCCATCACAAACGCCAGCGTGGCACCGGGGCTGAAGCCCAGCGCCAGCAGCATGGCGATAACGATAGGCGTCAGAATAAGCGCCGCCCCGTCATTGGCGAACAGGGCGGCTACCGCCGCACCCAGCAGAACGATACAGGTGAACAGCAGCCGGCCTTTTCCGCCCCCCCAGCGGGAAACGTGCAGCGCCGCCCACTCAAAAAAGCCGGACTCGTCGAGCAGCAGGCTGATGATGATGACGGCAATAAAGGTAGCCGTAGCGTTCCAGACAATCTGCCAGACCACCGGAATATCCCCAATCTGTACTACGCCGGTCAGGAGCGCCAGAGCCGCACCGATGACTGCACTCCAGCCAATACTGAGGCCCTTCGGCTGCCAGATAACCAGTATCAGCGTCAGGACGAAAATCGCACCCGCCAGAAACATACCTTCTCCTTTTTAAATAAAGTTGCCCGTTGATCCGGGCAGATGATTATCCCGCACAAAACACATTCAAAAAATCGCATATATGATGGCAAAATTTTTTAAATGCAGACAGGCTTGCCGTTGGTGGTTGCGTTATCGCGTTCAGCCTGCTGGCTGAGCTTAAGGATGTCATCCCGCTGGCACAGATAAGTCTGTTCAATCACTGCTGCTGCCCAGGCTGGCATGTGCGGAGACAAACGGTAATGGATCCACTTGCCGTCTCGTCGGTCGACAAGCAGGCCACTTTCTCTCAGTAAAGCCAGGTGACGGGAAATTTTGGGTTGTGATTCTTTCAGCGTGGATGAAAGCTCGCAGACGCAGAGTTCACCTTTTTCGCGCAGTAACAGCACCAGGCTGAGCCGGGTTTCGTCAGACAGGTTTTTGAAAAGCTGCAGGGGCATAAATGGTGGCATGACATTCTCCTGAATTACAGAGTCCAGTGTCGTTTCCAGGACTGCGCATGTCAATTTTATATTCGATTAAGCATATATGTTAAGGCGGTCATCATGGTCTGTGACAGTCATCAGGTGCACGGGCTGTTCACAGTGGCAGATACGGTAACAGAAAGCAGTCTCGAGGCGAGCAGTCAGCTGCACAGCCTGGACGTCAGAACGTCCAGGCTGTTCGGGGAAAAGGTACATACGGTGCTGGCCCGCGCCGATATCGGCTTTGCCGTGGGCGCAATGCGCACAGATACCGCCATCGAAACTGCCGACGGGGCTCTGACGGAGGATGACTTACGTAAAATTCCGGCCTTTGTCCGGCTCTCCAGGAGACATACGGCGTGCTGGTCAGGAACATCATTATGGCAGTTGGCATCAAGGCAGCATTTCTGGCCCTGACCATTGCCGGAATGGGGACCATGTGGATGGCGGTGTTCGCGGATGTGGGTGCAAGTCTGCTTGTAGTGGTAAACGGCCTGCGCCTGTTGCGTCAGTAGCCGGATCGGCTGCCCGTCGGGTGGGTACTGCAGATAATGTCGCTTTTCGCGTACACCAAAACCCTTGCCACCTGAACAGCTTACAGGGCATGTTCAGGCAGCCCTGTCTTTTGTTGCGCATTATCTGTTACTACTGCGTTTTTCCCGCAAAAGGTCAGGCAGGGCTGGCGACGACAATTTTTTGCTTTCCGGCGTATGAAGTAGCTGTCCCTTGCTTCGTACCGTGGATGACAGAAAATTCATGCTGCCATATTTCTGCACTCCTGAGCACAATGATGGCATGCTTCTGCGCATTTTTTACAGTGTTCGTGCTCATGCTGGCCGCACTCATCCCCGCATTTCTGGCAGGCTTCAGCGCAGATCCTGCAGATTTCTGTAGCAAACTCACTGTCAAGCGTCATTAATTTTGCCGCCATCCTGCAGATACTTGCGCACTGCATGTCCTGGCTTATGCATTCACGCATCATATCGAGCTGAGGCTCCTTCAGGCACGATGCGACACAGTAATCACAGGTTGCGGCACAGATGTAGCAGGCTTCAATGCAGTTGCGATAATGCTCTGACATATTGTCCTCTCTCACTCGGCTTATTTGCGAATAAGTGGTAAGCCTGGAACAAAATCATCATTGGCGCAAAGATACCGCTGTACTCAGCACGGCCGGCAGTTTAACGATGCGGAAAGCGAGAAGGCAGTAAAAAAGAGCCCGTCGCAGCAAGACGGGCCGGCTCACGTAAGCCTTGAAAGAAGATTTACCGGAAAAAGTATTAATGATGAGGGTAAAACACAACCACATCCCGGAGCAGTGACAGAAACGGACAGAAGATACCGGGCGAACCTTCTGTCCGGTACGACCCGTTATTTTTCCTGCTGCATCATCCTGCGGTGCATATCAATGATGCTCTGATGTGCTGCAGAATTTGCATTATCCATACTCTGGTGCGCCAGGATGGCACGCTCATGTTCATTCATCATGGCAACAGCGTTATTAGTTACCTGACCGTCCGGCTCTGAAACAGGATGCGGCTGTGCCCATACTGATGAGGCAGAAAACAGGGCCAGAAGAGAAACAAACATTAATTTTTTCATGTCGGCAGTCCTTACGATTAAAAGTTAAATAATGGCGGGCCGGATGCTCTCCGGCTTCAGTCATTTTTATCGTACAGGAGAAAAATGCTTCCGATCGAAAATGACAGAAATGTAATGTAAAAACAGTAAGTTCCAACATTACACAATTGTAATCATGTCCGTCTTTCAGCTGTGATAGCTTTCCGGTAACAAAAAATAAACTTCCTGAACGGTAAGCACGGCTTGTGCTTGCGGAGCGGAGAGATTTTTTCTCCCGGGATACTGTGAATTTTGCCGGAGCTCAGTCATGGAACTTAAAAGTTCACGACGTAATTTTATTAAAGGGATAACCGCCGCCGGTCTCGTGGGCGGCCTGGGGCTGAGAACGTTTGATGCGCTCTCGGCGGTAAGCCTGATGCAGTCCCGCACGCTGACCGGGACCGACTTTGATCTGTTTATCGGCGAAACACCACTGAATATCACCGGTAAGACCCGTTATGCAAAAACCATAAATGCGGGTCTTCCGGGGCCGCTGCTGCGCTGGAAAGAAGGCGACACTGTCACGCTAAGGGTAAAAAACCGCCTGTCAGAGCCGACCTCTGTTCACTGGCATGGCATTATCCTGCCGGCAAATATGGATGGCGTACCGGGTCTCAGTTTTCACGGTATCGAACCGGACGACACGTATGTTTACTCCTTTAAAATAAAGCAGAACGGAACTTACTGGTATCACAGCCATTCCGGTCTGCAGGAGCAGGAAGGAGTATACGGTCCGATTATTATCGATGCCGCTGAACCTGAGCCGTTTCAGTGGGACAGCGAGCAGGTAGTGCTGTTGACCGACTGGTCTGATGAAAAAGCCTCAGACATTCTCGCAAAACTGAAAAAGCAGTCAGATTATTACAACTTCGCTAAACCCACCGCTACCGACTTTTTCCGTGATGCGCGGGAGAAAGGCCTCGCGAATACGCTGGCTGACCGGAAAATGTGGGCTGAAATGAAGATGAACCCGACAGATCTGGCCGACGTCAGTGGTTTCACATACACCTACCTGATGAACGGACAGGGACCCGGTAAAAACTGGACCGGTCTGTTCCGTAAAGGTGAGAAAGTACGCCTGCGCTTCATTAACGGCTCGGCCATGACTTATTTTGACGTTCGTATTCCCGGTCTGAAAATGACGGTCGTGGCTGCAGACGGACAGTATGTCACCCCCGTGTCCGTTGATGAGTTCCGTATCGCCGTTGCCGAAACCTACGATGTGATCGTAGAGCCGACTGATGATGCTTACACTATTTTTGCTCAGTCTATGGACCGCAGCGGCTATGCGCGTGGCACGCTTGCCGTCCGGGGGGGGCTGTCAGCAACGGTTCCGAAACCCGATCCGCGTCCCTGGCTGACCATGGATGATATGGGCATGGGCGGGATGGATCATGGCAGCATGGGCGGGATGGATCACAGTCAGATGCAGGGCATGAACGGCGGCGATATGCAGAGTATGGATGGTTCAGATATACCAGCCCCTCCAACAGACAGCATGGCGGGAATGGATCACAGCGCCATGAGCGGTATGGATCACGCAAGCATGGCTGGCATGAGTGACATGCAAAAACACCCGGCTTCCGAAACGAATAACCCTCTGGTCGATATGCAGGCAATGATGCCGTCAGCAAAATTAAATGACCCGGGCATCGGTCTGCGTAATAACGGCAGAAAAGTTCTGACTTATGCTGACCTGAAAAGTACGTTTGAGGATCCGGACGGCCGTGAACCCTCCCGTACTATCGAACTGCACCTTACGGGGCATATGGAAAAGTTTGCCTGGTCTTTCAACGGTATCAAATTCTCAGATTCAGAACCGGTTACGCTCCGCTACGGTGAACGCGTTCGTATCGTACTGGTCAACGACACCATGATGACGCACCCCATTCATCTTCACGGTATGTGGAGTGATCTTGAAGACGAGGATGGCAACTTCCAGGTACGTAAACATACCATTGATATGCCTCCGGGAACCCGCCGCAGCTATCGCGTCACGGCTGACGCACTCGGGCGGTGGGCCTATCACTGCCATCTTCTTTTCCATATGGAAACGGGCATGTTCCGTGAAGTCCGGGTCATTGAATGAGGTACTGCTGATGTCAGTTTCAGGGTGGAGTGATATGAAAAAGAATGTGTCGCGTTCTGCGGCAGGATTGCTGGTTTGGTCTGCACTTGCCGGAACGACGTTTACACCCGTCTATGCCGCGCCAGCGCATAACATGCAGCAGCATGATATGTCAGGGATGGAACATTCTGCTATGGGCGGGATGGAGCCGATGGATGGTATGGAGTCCATGCAACCCGCTGCGTCAGCAGAAAGCAGAACGCCCATCCCGCCGGTTACCGAGGCTGACCGTAAGGCGGCATTTCCGGATGTCCACGGTCATAAAGTTCATGACAGCAGCGTGAATTACTTTCTGCTTGCCGATCAGCTGGAATGGCAGAAAAACAACGATCCTGGCGGATTCAGCTGGGATGTGAGCGGCTGGATTGGGGGTGACATTGACCGGCTCTGGATGCGCAGCGAAGGCGAAACCAGCGACGGTAAAGCTGAATCCGCAGAAGTGCAGGCACTGTGGGGACATGCCATTACGCCCTGGTGGGACGTGGTTGCCGGGGCCCGACAGGATTTCCGGCCCGGAAAGCCCCAGACCTGGCTTGCCGCCGGCCTGCAGGGAATGGCCCTTTACAATTTTGAAACCGAGCTGACAGCGTTTGCCGGCGAGAAGGGGCGAACTGCGCTGAGGCTGGAGGCGGATTACGATGTGCTGCTGACCAACCGTCTGATCCTGCAGCCTTCCTTTGAAGCCAATCTTTACGGGAAAGATGATGAAGCGCGTGAAACCGGTAAGGGACTGTCCAGTACGGAACTCTCACTGCGCCTTCGCTACGAGGTGAAACGTGAGTTTGCTCCATACGTCGGGGTTTCCTGGAGCCAGCTTTACGGTAATACCGCCGATATGGCTGCCCGTGAAGGAGAAAAAGATAACGAAGTGCGTTTCCTTCTCGGGGCACGCATGTGGTTCTGATGCAGTTAATTCAAACAAGACAGGTATTATAATGAAACATTCATCTGCTAAGTATTTCATCGCTGTTGTGGCTTCTGTCACTGCTTTCGCTGTCCAGGCACATCCTGAACTGGCTTCATCAGTGCCTTCAGACAAGGCACAGGTTGCGGCTCCTTCAAAAGTAGAGCTTCACTTCACCGAAAATCTGGTGACCAAATTCTCTGGCGCACGTCTGATAATGACTGCCATGCCGGGCATGTCATCGCACGCGCCAATGCCTGTTGCAGCTAAAGTTGCAGCCGGCAGCGATCCCAAAACCATGATTATCACGCCGGCAAAGCCGCTGCCCGCCGGGACTTATAAGGTGGAATGGCGTGCGGTGTCATCTGACACACATCCCCGTACCGGCAACTACAGTTTTAGCGTGAAGTAATGCTATGAACGATCAGACTTTTATTGTCATCCGGTTTCTTCTTTACCTTGATCTTATGGTTCTTTTTGGCCTGCCTTTATTTGAGCTTTATGCCCTGAAAGGCGTCTTAAAAAAACCGGTATCTTTGTTCAGCGTCTGGTCGTTCTTTTTCACGCTCATTTCTGCCGGGATTGTGTTGTCACTGGCAAACATGCTGCTGGTTGCCCAGTCTATGAGCGGTGTCAGCGACCCCGGTGAGCTGACTCTGCACATTATTGAAATGGTGGTCGGCGAGACCGCTGTTGGCATGAGCTGGGTTGTCCGGCTCGTTGCCCTGACCATCGCCTTTGTCGGGCTCGGTCTGCGGCTCAGGAATGCCGTACTTTCACGTTATGTTTTGATGCTGGCAGGCGGTACGGCGCTGGCGACCCTGGCGTGGGGGGGGCATGCAGCCATGAATGACGGTGTGAGCTATTACGTCCATTTGTTGAGCGATATTGTTCATCTTTCCGCAGCCGGTGCCTGGGTAGGAGCCCTGACGGCTTTTACCGTTCTGCTGAGTATAAAAAAAGCCAGTAAAGCGGCTTATGCACTGCAGCTGTCCGGGGCATTAACGGGATTTGCCCGTGCCGGCACGGTTATTGTGATAAGCATCGTGATCACGGCAGTGGTTAATTTCGTGCTTATCACAGAAAAGCCACTGAGCACTTTGCCGGGAAGCGTTTACGGCCTGCTGCTGGTAATAAAGACCGCTCTGTTTTTTCTGATGTTATTGCTGGCTGCCGCCAACCGCTTCCGGCTTGCACCAAAGCTGGAAAATGCCCTGCTTCAGGGCCACTATAAGGCGGGTATTGCACTGATGCGTAAAAGCATTATTACAGAATTTACCGTAGCGGTACTGATACTGGCAATTGTTGCCTGGCTGGGCACCCTGTCGCCAGGAACCGGTATGGAGTAACAATTAACTGCAGGAAAAAACGCATCATGACAACCATGCTGATTGTTGAGGATGAACTGAAGACCGGTACTTACCTGAAGCAGGGACTCCAGGAAGCAGGCTATGACGTGACCCTGGTGAACGACGGGCGTCAGGGCCTGGAGCATATTCTGCGACAGCATTATGACCTGATAATCCTGGACGTCATGCTGCCCTCAATGGACGGCTGGGATATCCTGCAGCAGATGCGCATGGCACGCCACGAAGAGCCCGTCCTGTTCCTGACGGCCAGAGATAACGTCAGCGAAAAAATTAAAGGGCTCGATCTGGGCGCGGATGATTACCTGCTAAAACCTTTCGATTTTGCCGAGCTTCTGGCCCGTATCCGCACGCTGCTCAGGCGTAACCGTACACAGGCTTCAGGAAACCACAGCATTGCAGATCTGATCATGGACGCCTCCCGCCGGACCGTGAGCCGGTCGGGGAAAAAAATTCACCTGTCTACCAAAGAGTTTGTGCTGCTTGAGTTGTTGTTACAGCGAACCGGGGAGGTTTTGCCAAGAAACCTGCTTTCCTCCCTGGTCTGGAATATTAATTTTGAAAGCGATACCAATGTCATTGACGTTGCCGTCAGGCGGCTTCGCAGCAAGGTAGATGATGACTTTACGCCAAAGCTCATTCATACCGTGCGGGGCATCGGTTATGTTCTGGAGATACGTGAAGAGTGAAGCGTAACTGGTCCCTGACTACACGGCTGAGCGTGATATTTGCCGGTGTAATGATGTCTGCCTGGCTTCTTTCCAGTGTCCTGCTTGTTGCTGCCCTGAGCAGCTATTTTCGCCATCAGGATGCCGCACTGTTGACAGGAAAGCTTGAGCTGGCAACCGAACTACTGGAAAGTGGAGCTGATTCCGGGCAGCCAGACAGTGCTTCGCTTGCACGCAAGGTTGCCGATGCCATGGTAGGTCACAGCGGATTGTATCTGTCGATTAAAACGTCGGATAACCGGTTACTTGCCGACTATTCCTCGCCCGGTTTTCCGCTTCCTTACGGACGTTTTGCCAGCGAAGCCGCATATCCGGATACGATGCAGACAGTAGAGGATGAAGGCTGGCGTTATAATGTTATTGTCAGAAAAATCAGTGCGCAGAAAGCAGGCGGACAACATGATGTCCTGATAACAGCCGCTTATGATACCGGCTTTCATGATGAATTTATCAGCCAGCTCAAAAAATGGCTGATTTGGTTCAACGGCGGGCTGATGTTCATTTCGGTATTACTGGGCTGGTTTGTCACAAGGATGGGTCTCAAGCCGCTGAATGAATTAAACCGTCTGGCCTCCGCTGTCACCATCAACAACCTCAGTAAACGTCTTCCTGCGCACAATCTGCCGGCCGAGCTGATGGCTACCGTGGCTGAATTCAACAGCATGCTTGAAAGGCTGGAGAAATCCTTCAGGCGCCTTTCTGAGTTTTCATCGGACATTGCCCATGAGCTGCGTACGCCTGTCAGTAACCTGATGATGCAGACGCAGGTTGCCCTGTCCCGGGATCGTGATGCAGCCAGTTACCGGGAGGTACTTTTCTCTAATCTGGAAGAGCTGAGCCGGCTTGCAAGAATGAGCAGCGACATGCTTTTTCTGGCGAAGTCAGAAAATGGCCTGATGATACTGGAGAAGCAGAACGTCTCCTTGCACGAAGAACTCGAGGAACTGATTGATTTCTTCGAGCCTCTTGCTGGTGAAAGTCATAAAACGCTGAAGCTTAAAGGTGATGCTCTCGTCAGAGGCGATCGCCTGATGCTGCGTCGTGCGCTGAGTAATCTGATCACCAACGCCATAAAATATTCTCTGCCGGGCTCTGCCATATCCGTATCAGCAGAGCATAACTCGGACAGGGCCTTTGTACATATTTCCAATCACACAGAAGATATTGCACCGGAAAGTCTGGGCCGACTGTTTGACCGTTTTTACCGGGGCGATGCATCCAGGCAGCATAATACGGATGGCGCGGGACTCGGTCTTTCTATTACGCGGTCCATTTTGCTGGCCCATGAAGGCGATCTGCAGGTAGCCGTGAATGATAATGTCATTACGTTCACGGCCATCATGCCGGCAACAGAGGGACCGTAATAACAAAATTTTCCGGGCTAAAATTTCATGATTTGAACTGCTCTGTATCAAGGTTATGTTCCCGGACATATGAAAGGATGCCCGGGAAAACCTGAAGTAAATATCTTACCTATGAGGAGTTACCTTATGAAAAAACCGCATATGATTCTTGCCTCCCTGCTGTTTGTCCTGCCGGCTGCGGTTATGGCTCAGCAACCGGCCTCAAAAATGACGCATGAGATGAGCATGTCTCCGGCATCAAAAGAGTACATGTCAGGTATGCAAAAGATGCACAGTAGCATGATGAATGCCCTGAAGGAGCAGGACGCTGACAGGGCGTTTGCCAAAGGCATGATCGAGCATCACAGGGGCGCGATTGCCATGGCTGAAACGGAGCTGAAATACGGGAAAGATCCGGAAATGAAGAAGATGGCAGAAGATGTCATCAAGGCACAGAAAAGTGAAATAGAGCACATGGAAGCGTGGCTGAAAAAATAACGGTCATCCGGCTTTATAAACGCTCTGAAGGGTTCTGCCCAAAGAATCCTTCAGTAAGCTTGCATCCATTATACACTCAGCTAAACAGGTTTAATTTTACAGCGTCATCATACAGATATATCTGACGCCATTACGTTAAAGCCTGATTATCACCAACTGATATTCAGGGATACCCCACATATTGGCGCTGGCCTGGCTGCCCAGCTCGCGCTGTCCGGGAATAAGCGCCTCCGGATAAAGCGATTCCGGCAGGCCCGAACGCCACATAAGGGAATCCAGGGTGCTGAGGAAGTAGGGATTGAGCGCTCGGGCCGCTGTATCGCATGAGTAGCCGGCAATGCTGCCGCCAATTAGCGAGGTGGCCGGATGTCTGTGAGTTGTCAGTAGGAAGAAAGGAGGTCAGAACGATCCCCTCGTGTCGTCGGATGCGAAATTACAATAAATTCTACGGGAGACTCAGTGTCGTTTCTGGCTTGATGCTTTGACCCCGGTGGAATTTCTAGCCCCTGCAGGGCTTTAATTTTGCGCATTTCACCTTCCAACTCTATTGAAAGAATGCCATTGAGAACAAAGAAAAACTGTCTGGAAACGGAGTGAAAATGTCGCTTTTCAGAAGTGCCGGGAGGCATTTTTTCATGAATAACCAACCTGTCTTGACGGTTTACCAGATAACGCAGCATTAACTCTAATGCCAGCTCTGCATCCTGCGGGTCATCTTTAGCGCCGCTGGGCGAGAAGGCTTGCCGGTAACGAGCCAGGGACAAAGCGTGGACGGGGAAAACGGTGATAAAGGGATATTTTTGAAGAGCATATACCACGGGGCCCTTCTTCAGCTCGAGAGCTATGGCGATTCTGCCTTTTACTTTCTGGTGTAACTCGGTAAGCCAGACATCAAGCGCTTCTGGTGTATGTTCAATCACATGGAATACGCGTTCACCGTTTTTAAACTGAACACAGACATCGTGTTTTTTATCTGCCCAGTCCAGACCAACATGTGCAGCGAACTGATTAGTCGCGGTCATCACCAACTCCTCTTCATCGGGGATTGGTATGCATTCCACGCTCTTCGAAAGAAATATAGCCAGCAGTTTATCTGCATGTCCTGAGTATTCGTTAGCGAACGTGGAGCACCTACTGGCTCGAAAGAAAAGCGGCGATCATCGCATGATTCTCGCTCAATATTCGTAACCAGTAAGCGCATACCCTGAATCACTTCAAAGTGTAATTCTCAGGGTGCGAATGACTATATTTCGCTCAGAGCAGCCATCAAATCCGAAATAGTCCTGTAGATTTTCCATTCCACATAAACGGCGACATGTCAGCACGCATGATGGCCATTCTGGGCGAGATGGCTGCGGGTCAGGAAGTCTACTCCATTGATGAGTCATTTCTGGACGTTACCGGGATTGGCAACATTATCCCGCTCGAGACATTCGGGCAACAGATGCGCGAGCGCATTCGAAAGGAAACCGGGCTAATAATCGGCGTGGGATTCGCGCCTACTAAAGCGCTGGCCAAACTTGCTAACCACGCGGCCAAAAAGTGGACACAGACGAACGGTGTTGTGGACCTGTCTGACAGAAGCCGCCAGCGAAAGCTCCTGTATCTGACAGATGTCAGCGATATATGGGGAATTGGACAGCGTATCAGTAAACGGCTAAACGAGCTGGGAATAACAACGGCTTTGCAGCTTGCAGACAGCAACATCAGCATGATAAGGAAAAATTTTGACGTTATCGTTGAGCGGATTACGCGCGAGCTGAACGGCGAGTCCTGCATAGCTCTTGAAGATGCGCCGCCGCCCAAACAGCACATACTGAACTCGCGATCATTTGGCGAGAGAGTAACAAAACTGGAAGACATGCAGCAGGCTATCGTGCTGTATGCCACGCGTGCGGCGGAAAAGCTCAGGGAGCAGAATTCGCGCTGCCGCCATATTAGCGTGTCAGTTGCTACCGGCAGGCATGGCGATGAGCCGCGATACTCTAATACTGCATCATGCATCTGCGACTATCCGACCAATGATACGCGGGACATTATTGAATTAGCGCTTCGCGGGCTTAGCACTATCTGGCGTGATGGCTTTCGGTACGCCAAAGCAGGGGTGATGCTAGGTGACTTTTACCAGTCAGGCACGACGCAGTTTGACATGTTCAGTGAGCAGCAGCCGCATGCAAACTCAGATGCACTGATGGCAGCCCTAGACGGTATCAATCGCTCAGGAAAAGGCAAGGTATGGTTTGCAGGGCAGGGAAATCGTGACAGTTTATGGCAGATGAAGCGAGAAATGCTGTCGCCACGCTACACAACAAGGATAAAAGATATTCCAAAAATAAAATAACCTTTAACTGATAAAGCGAAGGTGGATCGGACATGACTGTGTAAGGTCCGCTAGGTGCCAGAAGCGGACATTGCTAACATAGCGATATGCCCATTCCCCCGTGCATGCAGAACAAAGAGGTTACGATTCACGGGCAATTGGATATATAGTATAAAAAAATTAGTAAACTGAGGAAGCTATATGAATGGAAAATAAAATAACTGTCAGAAAAAAGGATTCTATATATTTAAGTATGTTGCTTGGTAAAGATATCAAAGAGGGAGCTGTACTTGCAACGTTATCATCTGAAAAGCTGGTGGAATCAATTGATTATATAAAAATCAAAGAAGCGTACTCAAAAGCACATGATATTAGAAAGTTTGAGATAGATTTGTATTGGAAACGAGCGAATTACTTTTGGGTTTTCATGACAGCCCTATCCGGCTTGATTGGATTTTCATTTAATAGTGACAATGATTATATAAAATTATTGTCACCTGCACTCTGTATCATGGGTTTTATTTTTGGGTTAGCATTTTTGGCAGCTAACCAAGGTAGTAAATTTTGGCAAGAAAACTGGGAGAAGAACTTAGATATGTTAGAGTTCTATGTATCTGGTGACTTATACAAAATTACTGCAAAACTCAAACTAACAAAACCATCTGTTAGTAAAATTAATATTTACATAGCAAAAACATTATGTTTACTGTGGGTGGTTGTCTTTGTGTATTCACTGTCTTTTTCATTCTTCTCTATAGAAAGCCCGAGTCATTCCTTTATATTCATCTGCATATATTCCTTTGTGTCAATCGCAATTCCAACTTTATTTTGGAGTAAAGTAAAAAGCTCAAGTATATCATCTTATAAAGCTGAGTTTGAAAAGCGAAATGTTAGTTAACGTCCCATTTCAACCCATTATCATGGTTCTCATGATCATAATTCTCATGATTATAATTCTCCTTCAGTAAATCTAGGGTTATACGCTCTCATGAATTCCAAGCAAGTTCGGGATGCTGAACTTGCTTAAACTCAATTTAGTATTGAATCCCTTCCTCGGTGTTACTAACCTCGAAAAGCCCTAATTTAATGTATCAATCTTCATTGCTTCCTCCACAAGCCTTGATTACGTGTATCGCGTTGATTACTTCGTTTGAGAGCTGTGTTAAAAGACTGTGATTTGCTCCCTAGAAATGAATACGCGGTTTCATTAGCATATTCTTCACCTACTACCTGATCATTATTAACGTCCGCTCCTCTCTCATAGCTGTTAGGAGCAGACTCAATAACGCGCTAATCACACCAGGTTGCGTGGTGGGTGATTTGAAATTAGTCACAAGTGCCTGAACGCGCCAACTAAAAACTCCAGCCTCATCGAAACCATTACACATTTCTCACCCACTTCACCTTGTTTTGACCCCTTGTCTGATACTACTGTTTAACTATACAGTCAATATTAAGGAAGGTGTTATCATGCCTCGTTATCACGAGATTAAGGATGCATTTGTCAGCGCTATTCATCGCGTCGCTATGTAGTCACCACGAAGGAATTTGTACGGCAGCTGGAGCGGGTTAACTGGCACTTCAGCCTAAGTGAGGCCAACCAGTGGATAAAGGCGAATACATGTACTTTCCGTGATGTCACCACTCAGTAAGGCGAGGCTAAGACTTACGCCCAATTCAACCCTAACGGGGAAACATGATATGGATTAGTCTCAACTGCTACCGACTACACTTAACAATGCAATAGCGAAATCCGAATCCTCATAGGTAGCTATGATAATATAATTTGAGTTAATATACCTCATAGATTCACTCTGGCAGACCGCTTTGTTATCCTTGTGTTGAAGGATACAATTGCATACCAATTAGAGGGTTAGCTGCAGTCGGCACAGATCTTCTTGACCTGAATTTTTCCATAGATCGGCAAGACCATTGGCAGAGAAGGGCTATTAAACATAATTGTGCTTTATCAAGCAACACAACAAAGCATAATGCTTTATGCATTTTAAAAACGACAAATACAATAAAAACCGCAAGAAATTAAAAAATAGTTATAAATATTTAAAAAAAAGGAAAGGAAAGGAAAGGAAAAGCTTCAGGTTGGAACTGAAGCTTTATGGACTTATATCAAATACACATCATTTATGTAGCTGATATGCATCTAAGAATAGAAAGTTTGATCTCAAGGTTTTTTTGGCGCTTTTATTTTCATAGGATCATTTGTTTTTGGTATTTTTAGATTTTCACTAAAAAACATAGCTTCAGAACCCTTATACCTATCTTGTGCGCTGTAATTTATACCATACATTAAATGTGGGGTTTTATATAACTCGCGAATTTCTGGCGTATTATCGTAAGATACTATCCAAGGCGTCTTTATAACTTGTTGGACAACTTTTGAAACCGCGACATGATCCTTATGATTGTAGTGATTAATATACAAACCTTTGCCTTTAACATAATACGGCGGATCTAAGTAAGTTAGTGAATTAGGAGGTAAGTCATTAACTATTTTATTTATGAAGTCTATAGCATCAAGATTATGTAACTCGATTTTATCTCTTTCTAAATGAATATTTTGAATGCGAGAGATAAGATCCTTTTTATTATATCTAGCATCAATCTTCCAATGCCCATCTTGATTTTTACCACCGATAACGCCAGCCTTTAAAATCCCAGAGCGATTTGTTCTGTTAAGGAAAAAAGTTGAGAAACCTATGGTTACTAAATCATATTCTTTAGCATTATTCATAATTTCTTTCTGTTTATACCACTCATCAATACTGACTGAAGTAGTTTCAATCAGAGTGCATAGAGCATCAGCATTATTCAGGACAGAATGCCAGAAAGCATAAACAGAAATATTGATGTCATTAAGTATGATTTTCTCTGCAACATTGAGATCAAGCAATTTCAATGCAAGACCAGCCCCACCTGCATATGGTTCTGCATAATAAATAGGTGATAGGTTATTATCATCAATAACGTTTAACATGAAATTTGTTAATTTGCCTTTGCCGCCAGGATAGCGTAGTGGGGTATTGAAACGCATAAGATACCTCTAAAAACTTAGCATGTATTGTAGCAAAAAAAAGGCTTCATGGCCATTACATAAAGCCCTTTAATATCAGCTAGTTATCAGAAAGATAGCTATGTACCAAAGCAGAGTCTACACCATGCCCAGAAATCATAACTGCTCTGAGATTTTTTATAAAATTACTTTTGTATTTTTCGGAAGCTTGAACGTGACATTGAACCCAATATCGATAAGGGTTACTTTTAACAGGCCCATCAACCAATTCACGGAACTCAGGCGTATGCGCAAAATCTTTAAAGATTTTTCTTACCTGTCCCAAGATGCCTCTATTACCAAGTTTATATACGCTAATGGATTCTGAGAGGGTTATTGGAGCATCTCCTAATCGTAATGTATTGACAATCTCTCTGGCGATCTTAGAAAAAACAGCTTTCGTGAAACGTTGATTATTATCCCAGTATTTATCATCAGGAGGTAAGTTATATAAAAACTCAAATATCATTTGATCTGGAGGGAGAAAATGTGGCAAAAGACATAGATTTTTCTCTTTGATAGCCTTCTTTGCATTTGCCCCTTTATCATTTATTACGTCGCCGTCGAGAACAATTAAACTCTTAGATGTAAACTCAGGGATTTTCCTTGCCATTAGATCCATTATAGCACTACAGCTAATATTTATATTGCCAAGAAGATTTAGAACTTTATTGGTTTTCCGGTCAACTACTAGCTGTCTAAAAAAATCGTATCCTTCGCGGTCTTCAAAATAGACGCTAATTTTAGGGAGATTAATTCCACTATCGATCTTAACTGTTTGGACGTGTAGATCTGCATTAATATCTGTCCAAGATAAGTTGTCACGATTTTTTATGCTGCCATAAGTGTCTGTTAAATAAATTGTTTTAAAGGAACCTTCGTCTTGTTTTGCTCTATTGTAAACATCCTCAATAATCAATGGTGAATGAGAGGTCATTATAATTTGCAGATCATATTGCTTAGCTGCTTTAGTTAGAATTTTAATTAATTCCGATTGGGCTGCTGGAAACAGACCCGCATCTGCTTCATCAATTAAAAAAACCCCACCGTGATAGTTCGGATAAGTTTCTTTAAGTCTTTTGAAAGAAAAAATCGCCTGAATAATCTGTCCGACATTATCTTCTCCGACAGACACAGATTGATGGTCGTAATTATCACCATGAACGACCATTGAATCAATTACACCTTGAGTGGCTGTTACAGATTTGCCACTTGATTTTAACAATAATTGATTGTTCATTATTCTAATATCGTCAGCGTTATCCTTAATATATTGCACGTCTCTAGTTGAATAATCTGTTCTTAATGTAATTGGAAGCAGTCTTGCTAAACTTAAGAATATGACTGGATGCGTTACATTTCGGCTTTGATTTATATCTGGGATCCCATCATTACCTCTAACAATAGGCCTTGCCATTGTCCTATCTTTATATTCATAAAGACCTAGTGTAAGCTTATCTAGATGTTTATTAACTGTTGCATCATATAAATTAATCTTGACGCTCATAGAGCCAGCAGCATCAAATTCTTCAGATAATCTAAAATGCTCTTGAAATGGTGACTTGAAATTTTTATTGGTTAATGTTTTATATTCAGTTAATGAAGTCGATGCTTGTCTTGAAAGATCTTTCGAAAAACTAAAAATCTGCGCAACAATACCAAGAATTGATGATTTAGATGTGCCATTTTTTCCACAAATGACGGTCAGTTTATTACCAAATTCTATGTTAACGTTATTCAAACCTCTAAATTTTTCAACTTGAATTTTATTCAGTTTAGTAATCGCATTTGCCATGGACGCTCCCAGCTGTCATTGATGGTTACAAGTGGTAACTGATAGTTTACAAATAACCTTTTATCTCTTAAAGACGTTCTTGTCCATCATATTCATTAAATATCTATGTTTGGCTGCCTATGTGAATTAACCGCCCCGATTTCTGGTTGAAGGCGATATTGCCATTTTTTTAATACATTGAGGATCTTGACCAGCAATGGGTTATTGTGGCAAGTACCTTTGTCTGCAAGAAGTTACGGTTATAACGGGCATAATCACCTCGGTCATAAACAGTATGGCCTTTTAGCCACAGATCCTAGCACTTAACACTGCTGTTAATGTTACATGCAGGAGGACAAGGAAGTGGATTTACAATGGCGGCAAATGAAGTGAAGAGACTTAGTAGACAAGAGAGGGAGCTGTAAAAGAAACCGATATATTCATAACGGGCTCTAAAAAGGATACATATCGCTTCAATACTGGTTGAGCAGGCAGGCGGTCCTATGCATAGCGCTGTGAACTCATTCATTAACACAACTGGAGTGCTCAACAAAATCATCAGTAATTACTCCTTTTCGGTACTTAATAAGCTAAGCTTTTCCTTGAAATAACCTTATTTAGTTTTATAACTAAAAACTTATATCCCACCATCGTTGATCTTTTTCAAACCATGTTGGCGTTAACTTTTCTTTTTCTTCTTTAGTGATAGGTGGTGCCATAAGGGAAGGGGAGTCTTTTATTAAAGAGTAGACTACAAGTCTTTCTTCGTCATAAAAATCTTGATTCTGTTCAATAAGAAGACTAAAGCATGATGATATCCACAACGTGGTGATAATGCTTAATGTAATCAGCAATCTTGCAAATTGTCTGGTTAAAGAAAGTCCCGATTTAATGCTTATAAAAAACATAATAATGGCAAAAAGAAAAGAGAATTTAAGTAATAAAAGGATCTGATACCAAATATTTGCGCGCTTGTTGGCAGGATCAGTCTTTGAATTTGGCTTAACATCCTCAAGCGCCACAAAGTATGCCTCGCTTACACTATCGGCCATTGGATATTTTCGGAGCAGTGCGAGTTGCCGATTTTCAGAAAGATGCTTTTCAATAACAATATCAGGATAGTAATGAATTTGGGGAGGCATGTTGTCAACCAAACTCGATATTGGTCCGTTAATAAGATACATGCAAGCTACAAGTACAACAAGTGAAATAGCTGGAACTAATTTCGTAAGTCCGTAAGGTTCAATGAGACTGTGGGCTATCTCAAGTTTTTTACTGTATTTTTTAATGTTTGTAACAATCTTATGCAGCAGTTTATTTGTTCCTTGCGGATGAAAGTAATAAGCCATGAAATATGCGATGACAACAATCGCTAACGGGGGCCATGCAAATGACCAAATATCTTGCACCATCTTTGTAATATCATTGAACTGCACGGTTCCTCCTCGAGCATTTAATACCATAATATTTTCATAAAACATATTAAAATATTTATACATTAAATTAGGCTGTTTAACCTAATATAATTCTAAAAACGTAACAGATTTTAAATTAATCACTTTTTTGTTTAGGTATAGATTTTAAGCAATAGTTTTTTCCTTGTACACTGTGGGTACGTATGGTCTCAATCATGGCTGATAGTGGATAAGGATTGGGTTAGTTAGCCGCAAGTTTATCAGATAATGAAAAAATATTATATGTATATAGGGTTTACAATTTTGAGATCCTTTTCGACTTCATCATAACTCGTGGTATTTCTGTACATCTATACAGTGATCTGAGGGGAGATTATTTAATGAATAAATGGCGTGTGCTTGAGCTCCATTAAACCACAGTTAGGCAGTGGATGCATTTTCATGACATATGAGTTCGTTTTAGCGCTAGTGTCGGCTAACTGGCACCCTAGCCTAAATGCAGCCAATCAGTGGTAAAAAAATACAACCACTTATGCGTGATGTATTGCTTTATGGAAAGTTAGACTAAATCGTATATGTAGTTAAGCCCTAACGGGTAGGATATCTGACATGGGATTATCTTAACCAGCAACAGAGTACGTCAAACCTGCTTACCTTAAATACTTTGTTTAGTGCTGTTCCAGCCAGCCAGTATGAAGCGCATCATCGTACCTGAATAATTTGTGTTGGTAGACCGAGCGGTTAAGGGTAAGCCATGCGATGCTGCTGCTTTTAACTCGGCAGCTACCGATAGTTAGAAGGATTGTTCAGCAGAGGGATTATCACCTAGGGCGACAACAGATCGACGAGTAAGGGCTGAAGAGGATAGTGCTGCTGGGTAATGTCACTGTTACTATCGTGTCGGTATTTCAAAAGCTGAGGCCTACATTATAAATCCGGTAGCTCCCGCCATAATTTTTTTAATTGTACACACCCGTGTACATAGTAAAAAATCAGTTACAAAAATCCGCTAAAAAATCCTCTAATTACAAAGCTAACCGGCATATTACTGTTATAGTTGCACTTTATATGGGAGGAACCATGAGCGAACTGATTGATATTTTTACAAGTCACAAAAGTGAACGTAGTTTCACTGAGCAACCTGTCGATGAAGCTGTGCTGGATCGGATTATCAGTACCGCTTATCGCGCACCTACATCAGTAAACTCGCAGCAGGTTTCTGTGGTGATCACGCGTGATGCCGGACGTCGCGCACAGATCGCCGCCATTGCAGGCGGTCAGCCGTGGATTGCCAAAGCACCGGTGTTTATCACCTTTGTGCTGGATATGCATAAATCAGCCGTGGGAATGGCCGCGGTCGATCAACAGCAGATCGCTCATCAGAGCATAGAGAGTATCGTTTCGGGTTCTACCGATATCGGTATCGCGCTGGGGTCGGTAATGGCGGCTGCGCGTGCGGAAGGTCTGGGGATTGTGCCAATTGGCGGTATCCGTCGCGACCCGCAGGCGATGATTT